AGCTTCTTTTACGTTAGAGGCGTTAATTTCGCCTTTTGAATCGAACATTGAATTAGACATGTATTTTCTCCGATTATTGTTGAGTTTGTTGCCAGTTTCCCAGCTGGAATAAAATATTCCTTTGATCTTATGTTTCAATATTACTATGTTTATAAAAATAAATTATTTAAACTAAAAATGCCGAATAGCACTTAAGCTACTCAGCATTCTATAGTATATAATCTACTTATTAGAACATACGACGACGTGCAAACCTATTATTAGGATTACCGAATTGATTATTATTTGGACCGTTGTTGTACGGACCATTATTAAATCTACCATTGTTGTATGGGTTATTATTTGTTGGACCGTTGTTATATGGAACATTATTGTAAGGATTGTTATTATATGATGGATTGCTTGAACTATTTACAAACCTAGTATTATAACGACCAAATTGATTCCATGTATTCATATGTAATCGTTGTTGTTGTGGAATAACTCCTTGATTTTGAGGCAAGTACCATTCCATTCCAGTAGAACCGTCTGTTGGTGAACGACCAGCAAATTGACCGTGTGGTCTACCACTACCGTCTACATTACCATTCCAATTACCATTAGCATCTACGTTTCCATTCCAATTGCCATTAGCGTCTACGTTTCCATTCCAATTATTGCTGCCGTCCCAGTTTCTGTTACCATAGCCGTCCCCATAGCCATTGTTAAAACCGTAACCGTCTTGATAGCCGTCTCTAAAACCGTAGCCATCATGATAGCCGTCTCTAAAACCAAAATTATTCCTGCGACCATCAAATGTACGATTAAATGTGCGCCCATTTACAGTATTATTAACAGGATTGTTGTTAGTAGGGTTAGTAGTATAATCATATCCGTTTGCATGATCTATGAGTCTTTGTTGTTCATCCCAGTATGATTGTGGTAGTATTACGGGAATACCACCAACATTTGGATTTCTATAATTTGTCATTGTATTATATCCTTAGTTAGATTGTTTACTTACATTCATCTTCTAACCGAATACAACATTGTGCATTGTTGATTATTATTTATAATTTATTATTAAAAACAAAAAGCCCAGCATTTCCGCCAGGCTTTTTGAAACTATCTAATAACTATTTCTAGTTAGTTACTATTATGCGTTACCACCAGCTCCGTTGTACCAGTAAACAGCTTGTGTAAAACGAAGTTGTTGTAGGCTGGATACGCTACCAGATGGGCTGTTTAGAGCTGACACTAGTGAGCTTGGTGTAGTTACGAGTGAACCGTTATTTTCGAATGATGCTAGACGTGCGACAACTGATGCACCAGCTAGAGCATTTGCACTGCCAACTGGAGTTAGAAGACCAGTTGCTGTGTATGTTAGAGCTGCACCAACTGATAGGGTGAAGTTAGTTGGAACTAGACCGGTTGCAGCTGTATCAACTGCATCAAGAGTTGTTCCGTAGAGACCTGGTTTGTCCCATACTGTTACTTTGCCTGAAGCAGTTGCGGTGTGTGGACCGAGAACTGCGCCAGTGTAAGAATATGGACCATTTACTTGTTGACCAAGTAGACCACCAACTACTGCGCCGAATAGTGTGCCGTAACCAGTAATACCATCATCCGATAGGAAGAGTGGTTTGCTGGTTGCAGTTAGAAGAGCGCGTGAAACGCCTGGAACTGCTTTACCCATTGATGTAATGACATAACCGTCAGCATCAACGTCAACTGCGCCAGCAGCTGGGAATGCCATGCCTGCCCAAGTGCAGACTTCGCCGCCCTTGAAGTTTAGTGTTTCGCCAAAATAACCGTCAAATTGCCCTAAGGGGTTTGCCCCAGGATTGTGTAATATAAGAGCCATTTTATTTTCCTTGTTAATCTGCTATTCGTTATACGATATAGCGTGTCTTTCATCTTGATCTTACAAAAGTTCTTATTTCAATACTATATTATTACTATAAATCTAAATTATTTTATCCACTGTTTAATATTTTCTGCCATCTGTTCTTCTTTACCTGCTGGAGCGCCAATTTCTTGAACCATTTTCTTTAATTGTTTTGCGCGTTCATCATCTTCCGATTCAGGATTAGTAGCCTGTGGAGCTGGACTTTGTTGAGCTTGCGCAACTGCTGGAGCTGCCGCTTGTCTGACGTGCCCAACAACTTCATCAAACTGCTTTATAGTTGTTTCTAATGATTGAATTGATTTTTGAACATCCTCAATATCTGTTCCAATTATTGAATAAATTGGGTCGACAATTTTATTATGTTGATCATATTCATTATATAAACTTTGTTTTACGTTCTGATTAAATTTTTCAATATATTCTTCTGTTTCATCTGTTAGTTTGATTAAGTCATCTGTTATTTTATGAGACTCTTCGGTATCTTTATTATTGTCTTTACCAATACCAGCGATCATTCCACTATATTTATCAGCAGCTACTGATAGATATTTCAATATGCCCTGAAAACTAACTAAAAATGTTCGTTCTTGTTTTGCTGTTGGTATTTTGCTTATTAGATCATTTAATTGTTCTACTGTATCTTTGGCGTTAGCTGATATGCTAACTACATGAGGAGCTGTTTTTTCTACGGATGCTACTAATCCAGCAATTCCTCCGCCAGCCCAGGCACCAATCTTTGCGCCAACTAACGGACTACCAAAAAACGCACCAATAATTCCACCAACAATTCCGCCTACTGTTGCCCCTGTTACGGCGCCTTCGCCAACACCGAACCAGTCTTTGGCTTTATTTTTTACTTCATCCCAAAAATCAGCATTTTTTTTTAATGCTAGTTTTTCTATGCACGCGTCTGCAAGCACGCGTATATCTTCATTACCACAATTATCCATATCATTTGCAACACGAACTAATTGTAGTAGCAATTCTTTTTCAGCATATCGATGCATTGATTGAATACTATCATTTTGTTTCATAACAATATTACACATTATATTGTTTTGTTCATTGTTATTTTCTACAAGAGCATTTAGTCTATCATATGCTGGAGCAATTACAACTGGAGTTTTATGCGCGGCTTCCATTATATTATTTTCATATTCAATGGAATTATCTGGTTTAACACCATACAATGCTTCAATTACTTCAATAGTATCTGAACCCATTCGTGGAGCGGGACTTTTTTTGTATCGCTTCATTTTTGCAGATTCTTTTGGCTTATCCGATGGGGTTTTTACCTCATCCTCTGAAAGAGAGACTAATCCCTGCTCTTCTGCAATTTTGGCATAACTATCAAAAATATCACTATGTCGCATATTTATTCCTATAATATATTGCTAATTATGCAGTTATAGCCCTGCTGTCTGTTCCTATACTTGAGTTTTCTTTAACGCCGGCTGCTCGTAGAAAAGATCCAACTATCATAGAAACTATATCTATTTTTCTTTGATATGGTCTAGGCACTGATATAAACCCTAATCCGTTTGCAAGTTTATTTCTTTCTTCAAACTTATCTAACATTGACTGAAAAGCAGGAGAAGTTGTTAATAAATTTTCATATTTTTTCAATTGAGGGTACGCAGAAAATATCCAATTTTTTAATATGTTTTCAATATCTTCTATATTACCGTGTTCAATCCATATTGATGACATATTGTTTCTATGCATAGAAAATAAATCTGACGGTGCATCTGGCGATATCTGAATTAGCTTACCTGTATTCTGTGATGTTTCTTCTTTTTCAGAACCCTTACCAGAAACCAATTTACCGATTTCTGAAAGACCTATCATACCTATAACTGTTATTATTAACCACCCAACTATCCTAATTAAAACTCCTGCTATTTTACTTGTTATACTGGCAGTTTTAACTAAGTTTGAGTTGTATTCAATACTAAAAGATTTTAGCAAACCTTGACCTAACATCTCTTTTATTTTAGATTGATCTACGGTTCCAGTAAAATTAGCATTAACTGCATTTGCTGCAATATCATTGGCTTTTGTAGCGGTTGTATTAGGGTCTGCTTTTTTACCAGATGACAATATATCTTTTACAAAATCCACAACATCTGTTCCAACTGTATGCCAAAATCCTTGCCAATTAAATCCAAACGCTTTAGCAAGAGCATATAGTATTTTTAATTTGGTGCCACCAAGACTAAATATAAGACCATCAGTAAAAAGAGACATGACACCAGATATAGTAGGTTTATCTTTATTAAAAATTGATGATACATATGATTTCAAACTGCTAACTGGTGATGAAGCAGAACTATCTTGAGCAATGGCAATTTTACCATCTTCTTTTGTTAAAGACTCTATCAAAATAGTATCGGCTATATATTGCAGTTGGGGGCGCATTTATTTCCTAACGGCATTGTTTCGTAAAATATCTTCTATTCGTGATATCCAGTGTTGAGCCCAAGTAATCATTTCTTGTGCCCTTGATGCTTGATTGGTTAAATTTCCCGCACCATTAGAAAGTTGTACATATGTTTTACTTGCTAGTAATGTATTTAATAAATTATGAGTTACCTGTAATAATGGTATTAAATTATTCAACATTGCTAATGCTTTAGTATAATCTTTATCAGCATATGTATTTACGAAAGAATCTATATTTGTATTTATACTGAGCTGGAACCCACCTTGTTTTGCTTCTGGCGTTGCGACTATATACCATTTAGAGATAGAACTTAGTACCTGTTCTACTTGTGAGTTCATAATTCCCCATTTACTTTGATCAATTGCCGTTTGAAACGTAAAACCTATTTGACGAGCAAAATTATTCATTCGTTTAATATCTACATCATTAGTATCAACATCGAATGGTAATTCGAAACTATCAGAACCAGTATTTTGTTTCAGTACTTGTTGTGTTTCATATACGGCTTTTTGTACTGCTGAACCCTGACCTTGTTGAGATTGACCTTGTTCAGATTGATCTTGTTGAGCTGTTGGTTGACCTTGTTGTGTTGGTTGATTTTGTTTTGTTTCGCCTGTTGATTTAGCATCTTCTTCTGTTGCTAATCCTGCTTGTAAATCTTTATTTGCATCAGATATTAATCCATTAACATGTTGCATAAATAAATTATTATTACTATCTTTTGCTTGATTTTGTAAATCTTTTAGGAACTCTACTAATCCATCCTTCCACACGTATGCATTATTAAATTCTGTATATTGAACCGACTTATCTAATTGAAACTTATCATGTAATACAATTGGGTGGTTATTATACTTAACCTTATTATTGAGCATCCACATTGTTAGTTCATTAAGGTTTTGTGCGTTTCTTGAGAATAACTGAGCGCCTTCTGGAACTTCTATTGGTGAATAGCTTGTTTTGATGTTATTTAACAATTTTAATGCAACATCTTGCATTTGAGCAGGCGTAAAAGCTTGTTGCGGTGCTTGTTGCGCAATCTTTGGCTCTAATAATTTAGAGAACTCTTTTAGTATCTGTTCATCATATAAAAAAGTCATATTAGTATCCGGGCTCATTTGTTGCTGGGGTTTTAGTGTTAACCGCTTTTATTTTATTTTCTATTGTTTCAATTATCTTATTCATAGACTCTTTATCTGTTGGTTTTTTATGATCAACCATAATACCAGAGCTATCAACAAACTCTTTAAAATCTTGTGCTGTTGCAAGATTTCCTAATACTAGTGGAACTGTTCCTTGTTCGGGATGCATTGGATCTTTTGGAACCTGTATATTTAGAACTGGAACTTGTGATTGAGCAACGTTATATCCAACTAATGCTCTTGAATTAATTGGTTTCTTATTGAATGATGTCTCAAAAGCTTTTTGTTGATTTATATATGGAGCAAGTTGACTATTTTCACCAGTAGTTCCATTTACAAAACTTCCAAGTAGCATTTTTACTTTAGCTATATTTTTTGTTATAGTTGTAGCAGATTCATCTGGATTTTGATTTTGTTTAGGATCTTCTGGTATACTAGATTTTAATTCTTCTAAATCTTTATTTGTATAAACGTCTTGTTTTACATGTAGGTTAGCTAACATTTCTAACATCGCTTTTGTTATAGCATATAGATTTTTTAATGCATTATTTGTATACGGTCCCCAAGCACCATCTGGCTTATTAAGCCCTTTGCCGAATGTCTTTAGTGATTCTAATAGTTTTATTAAATCTGCTGATTTACCTGCTTGAGCACCTTGCACTGACATATCTGCCGTGCCAACCATATCTGATTTATTTACATGTCGGTTCATCATAGTTGTCAAAAATGAATCGCTACCATGTTCGTAGTTTTCTCCGTACTCCGCGCCGCGTTGACCTTTGTCTTGTTCACGATAGTCTGGCTTTTTATTAAACATTGGGTAATTCTTGAATGCACCATAGAGACTTTGAAGAGCAGTTTGCATTTCTTGAATTGACTGTGAACGAGGATATTGTGAAGTAGATTGTGTAGCGGGGGCAGGAGTAGCTGCTGGTGCTGCTTGTCCTTGTTGAGTTGGTCCAACAAAATCTGCTGGTACTTCTGACGGCTTAGTTCCTTCAAAATAATCTGGAATATTTTGAGGAGTATTTTGTGCTATTTTATTAATTTTATTTTTCATAATTAACCGAGTTTTGATTTGAAAGCATCTAATCTTTGTTTAACTTGACCCAATAAATCTGTATATTCTTTTGCAACAGGTTCTTTATTTTGAATAGATGAATATTGAGCCATCTTATCACCAACAGCTTGATTCATCTGATCTAACCAAGCTAATTGCGCAGCTTTATTAGTAGACTTACCATTATTAACTTGGCTTTCTAACTGAGTTATTAACGCCATCATTGATTGAAAATTTTCTGTTATGCTATCAGCTTGTGGATTTTGTTTTACTGATACATTATCTTTTGGCTCATCCTTATATTGTTCATCAACTAATTTAGATATAGCTGATTTTAATTTTGAAGTTGCACCATTTAAAATTCCAGATATTTTATCCCATAATTCATCAGTGCTAACTCCTTTATTTATTAAATCTGGTAAATAATTATGAAGTAAATTTGGATGTAGCCATTGTGATATGGCAGATACTCCGGATACGGCTTTATTGATTTCATCAGCTGACATATCTTTAATAGGCGTATTGACTAAGTTAGATATTAAAGACATTCTATCTCTTATATCAGATAATCTTATAGAACTTATTCCTCCTGATTTAACAATCATATTATATATTTTTTGTATATCTTCATTGGCAGAATTTATTAACTCTCGAATATTCATTGTATCTATTGTTTTTGGCATAGTGATGGATTGACCAAGTGCAATTTTACATTGCTCAACATATGATGCTAATTTTCCAGTTGGTTGTTTATTAACAATATCAACAATTTTTTTATGTTTAGATACAATAGTTTCAACATCACCATTATTATCTGATACATCTGAAACTATTTTATTATCACCATCTGGATGTGCTTGATCAACTAAATCTTCACCAGTTTCTTTGTGTGCTTGATATAAGTGAACACCAGCAGTTTTGTAATTAACAAACTTATTTTCTACTGACTCCGCGTATTTATTATGACCTTCAGCACGAAGTTTATTGCATAATTTTAATATTGTAGCTGTAAGCGAAGTATCTTCAGCTTGTACAAAAATAGGTTTTGATTGCTCTACTTCTTTGGATTGAAGATTGGCAATAGTTTCTAAATGTTTTATATCTTTTAATGTATATACCATATATCTGCTCCGATGGTGTAGGCTAATAATATGAGAAAATAATGGTAGATATCAATTATTTATTATAGCCATAAGAACTGAAGAGTTGATGACATTGGGGTAGGAGGAGCTGTAACTATAGCCATAGCTGGATAATTAGGAGCTGGTTGTCTGGTTGTTAGCAGCCCCAACTCACTAACGAATAAATTAGCGTTAACTTCATATATCTGATTTACCTCAAACATATTTGTTTCACCAATCAAACGACCGAACCAAACCGTTATACGCTGTGATGCGAACGTGCTATCGTCTCCAATTATATTTGGAATCTGATATGCATATCTAACATTTGTTTTAATTGCATTAGGTTCGCCTGTTCCTAATAAATCATAATTCAATAATGTACCAGCTGGGAATACTATTACGCCGTTTCTTGGAATCAATTGAACCTCAACCGGAATAGATATAAAACTATTTGGAACAACATTTGGATTATTGAGTTCCCATTTTATGTCAACTGGCGTAACGATTGTATTATTAGGCCCGGCTACACCGGTCGTTGGAATAACTATGGATTCGTCCCAAGCATTACTGGTAAATGCTTTTGTTTTCTGGTCATCTATGATACCAATGGGGGCGCTACCATTACTAACTGTTGCCATTACCTGATTACCAATAACTGTTAGTTGAGCTATCATTCCAGCTTCAAACTCTGCACTCGGATCAACCTGCCAACTATAAGGAAGTTGATTGCTTTCTTGAACTAATCTAAACATATTTCTGTTCCTTTCAATAACTATATATCACCAAAAATAAAACTCTAAATAGCAAAAAGCGAGGAAACCATAAAATTTCCTCGCTCTCCATATCTTTACTCCCTTAATTTTTATACTTCATCTTCAAAATCATTATTAAATTGCTTGAACATTTCTGCATAATTCACATCATCATCGCTATGATTTCTATCTATTGAAGTATCACTAAAATCGAATGGTTCGCTTTCTTCTATATCTATATGACAATTATCATCTCTATTTATATGAGATCCAGCATCTTCTTCTGTATCGAAGTGATCGTTTTTATCATCTTTATCTGCCCAGTGTCGATACCACTCATCTTCTTTTGTATTAGACTGATTACGATGTTGTGGGCATGTAGACCATTCTTCGCACTCATCACGAGAGTGCCCGTCCCAATAATGATTTTTATTCTCAGATTTATTATGATGCTTTACATCATTCTCGTCATCTTTCATACATATTGAACATACGCAATCATCACCATGACGAACATCATTTACATCCATACACATACTGCACATACAACCATCTGTATGGTCATTTCCATTATTTTGATCATCAGCATTGAAAACCCAACCTTTGTGTTTTAGGTTATCAACCATTTTTTCACCGGTTAATCCTTTTGTTGCCGAATCAGTTTTCTTTGATTTTGATGGCTTCTTTTTGGATTTACTTGGTTTAGATTTTTTCTTTGATTTTTTACCTGCTATTATTTCTAGTAATGTAGTTAGTGCTTCAGCTTCTTTGTTCATTCCAAGTTTATCAAACGTTTCTGCTGCATCACTGATATGATCAATTGCAGTCGCAAACTTATTTAAATCTTCTGCACGTTTCTCGATGGTATTACCAACGAGATGACTTGCCATTGATTCAGCTAACTCTGATGATATATCTTTTTTATTGAACATGTGTTCCGATTATTTAGAGGATTTCTTTGAATCTTTTTTATCTTCTTTTTTGGAATCTTTCTTTCCTTTACCTTGCATTTCACGCATTTTCTTCATGCGATCTTTCATATCCATTTTTTTATCAGATTTGGCTTTATCAGATTTCTTATCTGATTTCTTGTCTGATTTTTTATCAGACTTTGTTTTAGCCTTTGCTTTTGCTTCGACCATTAGTTTGTCAGCTATAAGCGCGCTGTACGAAGCTAATTTGTCAAAACCAAGAGTATCAAGATCTTCTGATGCTTGTAATAGCATAGCAACTACATCATCTTCTGATACAACTTCGTCAACTTCTGCTGAAGCGTTCTTTGTTAGAGCATTTTCAAGCTCAACTTCAACTTCAGTTGTTTTATCGTCTTCGGATACTTTTTTGAATGCCAGTTTTTCTAGTACTGAGGCGGATGAGAATAACTGCTTATTCTCATCACTATTTAATACTTTATCCATATCGGCAGCAATACTATTAGATAGATCTACGTTTTTCATTTGTTTATCCTTTTTACCGTTTAGTATTTTCTGCCTGAGAATGCGTTTTCTAGTTCATCTTGAAGACCTGACTCTGTTGATTGTTCAGAGAACATTTCTTCTGATTTGAGACCAACTACTGGCATGGCTTGTTTTTTCAATGATTTTGGTGCATGTTTTGCAATAACTCGTTTCATGCTTTCAAAACCCTCATCGTTCCATGTCATGATTTGATCAACTTGACCTGCGATAGCGGTTCGTTCATCTTCACATAGACCACGACGAACCATTTCGTTTGCTAGTTCATATGCACGACCTAGCTTGACTTTGTGAGCAGCAATTTCTTCTTGTGCTTTTGCTTTCATTGTTTCGGTTGTTAGAAGCTTAGCAAACTCTGAACCTTCTTTGCCAGCTTGACCCCAGTATTGTTTCCAGTATTTAACAACCTCTGAATCTAGACCTTGTGCAATTAGTGAATCAAGTTCTGCAACTTTAACTTTGCCTTCAGAGATTAGTTGATTTAGACGTTCAGCTTCTTTGCGAACTTTTGGTTCTGCGCGTGCTACTTCTAGATCTGCTTTTTGTTGTTCTGGCTTTGTTTCAACTAGACCAAGACTATCTGAAGGTTTGACATCAAGTTGTGTCTGACCATCGGTTAGTTTGTTGGCTTCATCTAGCATATCACTATGCTTCATAGATTCGACGGATTGAATCTCACCATCATCTTCTTTACCAGTTGCATCAGCAGCTAATTTTGCTCGGTAAGCTGTACGACCTTCTTTTGTTGTTAAATCGAATGCCATCTTTGTCTCCACTGCTTTTGCTCCATTTGGAACTGGCGCTCCAGCTGGAAGGTCAACCATTGTATCATTTTGATCGTCTGCGTCCATATCGAAGACTGGCTTATCTGCATCTTCATGCTCTTCACCATCATCACCATCTGTTGGAAGATCTAGATCTTCTAAACCAAGTTCGCCGTCATCATGCTCTGGATGATCCATGTGGTCATTTTTATCACCACGACCTGGAATTTCCCAAGACTCATCACCTGGTTGTGTTTTATCAAGTTTATCAGCTTGTTCAAACGTATCACCCATGAATGCATTGGTATCATCTGCATCAGACTTATCTTCGTCTTCTTCCTCTTCTTCTTTTTCAGCCTTGTCTTCTTTTTCGGCTTTTTCTTTAGAAGCTTTTTCCTTAGAGGCTTTTTCTTCTTTGTCTTTCTTTGCCTTTTTACGAGCATCATTCATATCCTCGTCTTCTGCAAAAGAGAACATTGATGCTTGTTTTGCTTCTTCAGCTCGTTTATTAAGACCAGCGACACCTTTTACGTATGAAGAGAATGATTTTAGAAGTACTTCTGCATCATTGCATGCTTTCTTTGCATCTGCAAAAGCATCTTCTACAACTGTATTAGCGTAATCTTTATTTGCTTCTGATAGATTTTCAACAATGCTTGCGATTAGTTTTAGTTCATCGTGATGATCTTTTAGTTCTGCAAGAGATTTCTTTGCACCTGAAAGAAGACCAGAATTTAATTCACGACGTGATTTGTACATTGGAGCAAGAACTTGACTTGCTGCTTTTGGCATAGCCTCTAAACCTTGTTCCATATCACCCATTTGTGATTGCTCACCTGTTAGTGAACGAACTGCTTCAAGTAAATCAGAAGCGTAATCGCGAACTTTTTCAGCTAATTTCATAGCTGTATCTTTTGGATCACCTTTACCACCTTGATCTTCTGGTTTAGCATCATCACCTGCTGGAGCCGCATCTGCTGGAGCAGCTGGAGCACCCATATCTGGCATTGCTGGAGCTGCACCTGCACCACCGGCATCTGCTGCACCTGGAGCACCACCTGGTGCTGCTACTGCTTGACCTTTTTTGTAAATTGCATTTGCTTGTTCAAAACCAACTGTTCTGATTTTTTCTAGCATTTTTGTGCCGAATTCTTTTGTTGCAACCATATCAAAAAGAACATCACTGCGACCCCCAGTTATTTCATTAACTGATGCTGTGAAAACTAGTTTTTCACCGTCTTCGTTCTTTGCGAACACCTGCCATGCACTATTACCAAGATCATTTGTTCCATCTGTTTTAGCAGTGCGAACGAAACGAGCCTTTAGCGATGCACGTTGTAGAAGCTTTTTACGAGCAAGTTCGTCTTTTTGATCAGCTGATAGAGGTGATGGATGTAGACCTTCTACATCGCCAACTCCTGGGAATGGTTTTTGTCCAACCATTTGCTTATCTTCTTTTTCACGAAGTTCGTATTCAAGGTTATCAACGGGATATTTTTGTTTACCTGGTGTTGGTTCGTTAACGCCACCGCCACCATTCCAATAAGCCTCTTTTGTTTTCATAACATTCTCCTTAGCCTTTTGTAGGGCAGCGTTGCGTCGTTCTGCACGAGCTAACATTTTTTTGCGTTCGAGCTCATCTTTTTGATCAGCTGACTCTGGGGAAGGATGAAGTCCATCAATGGCGCCAACTTCTGGGAATGGAGATTCGCCTTGCATATGCTTATCTTCCATACGAAGTTTCTCATTCGCTGGATCAACAGGATATTTCTTTTGACCTGGGGTTGGTTCGTTAACGCCACCGGCACCTTGGTAATAAGCTTCTTTTTTATTCATTGCATCCTTTGACATAGTATCCTCTTTGTTAGTTAATGTATGTAGTGCAGTTTCCATATTGTTAAGTCTTCCTTCTACCGAAGACATTAAATTCTTTACCTGATCTAATAATGTATTATTATTAGATGCGAATCGTTCTGGTAAATTTAATCCAAAAGATTCTTGATTTGTTTCATCGCTTGGGCTAGATTCCGTTCCGCATGATTGATGATCTGTTGCTGTATTTGTATCTGGCGCTTGAGCATACATCTTCTCAAGTTCGGCAATTTCTAGCTTTAATTTGTGATGTTCTGCCATAAGTTTGTCTAATTTTGCTTTTAACGCTGGTTTGCTAATTTCTTCACCAATCATTTGGTTAATTTTATTAGCAGGATCAATTTCTTCATTGATCATTTGATTTATTTTTTTTCCGCTTTCGTCAAGAGCATTATTAATTTCTTGTGCATGAGCAAGAATAGTACGTATCTTTGCTTGCGGATCTGCTCCATTAACTACAATGGAAAGCTCAATCGGTTGTAAATCAACGTTAATTTCACCATAACAAGACTTCGAGCGCATATGTGAACAAAAATCGTGTTCAGTACGAGCAACGGTTCCACAATCAGTACATATAGCTTTACCTACTGCGGTACCCATTGATACACTTGTTTTATATCCAGTTGATACACCGCGAGCTAATTCAGGATATGATATTTTATCTAATGCACATAACCCGATCACTCGTTTAAATGTACGATCATAATATGTATCTAAAATTACTCCACGAATTGCATCTACTTGACTTGATTTATGATCAACACATAATGGTTTACCAATCCATAATTTATAAGCTTTAAGCAATTCTTCTTCTGGAAAGATATCACCATTTGAGTTTTTCAGTGGGCGTACGTGCGCGTCTGAACATACCCATTTCCAACTATCACCTTTTTTCTCCCAGTGAGCTTTTACTTGTTCACCACGAGAATTAAGTTTTGCTGTTCCATCTGCGTTGACTAATGCAGCTTCAGCGCTATGTAGCATAACTGCTGAAAAATAAAGAAAATCATTTGCCTTCGGAGCAACTCTTCGAAGCTCGGTAGCAAACTTTTTAAATCTTTCATCAACTGACGGATCTGCAAACACTGATTCTTCTGATTGAATGCTAGAACCATCTAATGATGACAACTCTCCGATTTTAGTAAACATTTATTTTTTACTTTCTTTTGAGTTATTTTCCAATTCTTCTTTTTCCATTTCACTTAATACTTTTTTCAATTGTTGTTTAGCATTCTTCTCGTCAATCTTTGACGGTTCAACAATTGATATAGGCTGTAGATCACCGTTTTTTATAAACATTTTATTCCTATGTCTAAATTAAATAACTTATTATGCGCATATTTATGTAAAATTATTCCTATGAATTTATGGTATATGTAGAACAAGTTATTGTCATATCCCAGTGTTGCAACGGATTATAGGTGTAAACGGGTATAAACGGGTATGATGGGTTGATAGGTGTGAATGGTTGCCAAGGATTTACCGGCGTATACGGATACCATGGAACATACGGTATGAACTGATAACACCCTTGCTCTTGTGAGCAATCGCATTCTTTTGTATCAGGAGATAGGCTCTTATTGCACCTTGAACATATCCAGCCCTGTCTACAATTAGAATAATAATTAGAACAAGAACATAATTTTATAGGCACAGTACAACTCATATTTATTGCACCAGATTGATATCCACCACAAGTATTACAGTTTATAATGGAGGTCATATTATGAGTTGTCATTATTATTTACCTTTATTTCTTTGTTCTACCAGTTGAACTGATAGCGGTATTCTTTTTTCTACTTTTTCCTGTAATTCATCACTAACCGTATCTACCCAACTTCTTGCCAATATATTATTTTGTATATGATCTTTCATTCTATCTTCAATAATTTGATTTATTTGCGCTAATTCTTTTTTTATATTATCTATTGATTTTACTATTGTTGATCCAAAATCTTTGGATTCTAAATTAGAAAATACATCGGCAAACCTGTTTACTTGTTTTTCTATATCTGATATTGCAAGAACGAATGATTTACTTAATTTTACCATTTGAGAGTCGAATGAAAACGGCTGCATAAGAACGAAACACTTAAATGCTTGTCGTTTAAAATCATTAAAATTACTAACAGCCTTATCTCTATATCGTCTCAATGCGGCTCTTGCGGAAAATATTTGTTCAGTTGATATGCTTTGATTATCTTTAAATGGAGTATATATTAAATTGAGATGTTCTTCGCATGCTTTAAGCATTTTTAATAGATGATCTAAATGCATAACTATTTTAGTAGCCTTGTCTTTTTCGGCATTTGGTACCTCATAAGTTAGATCAACTGCATATATTTTGCGCTTATTCACCATAATTTTATACCTAAATAATAGTGCCAGATCCAATCATACTTGGACCGGCACCTGATATACCCTGCGTATTCTGGTCGAACTGACCAACCTGGGGGACATCAATATTTTCTACATTTAATGCATCGCTATCATCTAATCCACGATCTATTCGTGATGGATATTGAGTGCCAGCATCAGGATATGTATCAGCATAAGGAAACTCTCGAACACGGTAATCTTCATATGGGCTCCAGCTACCTTGTTGCCAAACATCTAATGAGTAATCATTATAGTTTGTTGGATATTCTCTTTCATTACTAACAATATCATATGCCGAGTTTATATCTTTATCTTTACACCCACATGACTGCGCTATTAATTTTTTATATAAATGAACTACTTTTGGATCAACACCAATGCCAAACCCATATTTTTTCGCTTCTTTCAATGCTTTACCACAAGACCAACCGTCATGTTCACAACGATACATAGCAATTGCAAGACCTGTTCTGTCGCGCCCCCATTGACAATGGATATAAGTTTTTTCACCATCTAATAGTTTTATTATATTATGATGTAAGAATCTCATTAATGATGATTTCTTACCAATATCTATTGGTAGCATAATATGCTTAATACCAAGCAATTTGGTTGCTCTATCAATTTTTTTCCCAGCATTTTCATCTAATGAAACAATTTTAGTTATTCCATATTTATGTTTGAGCCATGCCACATCTTTTATTGACGGGGCGGCACCGGCATATAAATTAGTATCTACTTTTCTAAAATTAGATATCATAGATTCTTTACTATTGAATTTAAAACACCTCTAATATATTGGGGTTCGTGTTCTAATAATATGTTTTTTAATAATGATATGCTCTGACCAATTGCTGATGATGCTGGGACTTTTTTTCCCGCAATTTGATATTCATTTATATAATATACTTTTCTTTTTAGCCCTTCAATAGCACGCGGTCGCTTGTTTTCTGATATACGCCTTAAAACAAACTTTAATAAATCAGCAAGATATTTTCCAGCAGTTTCAGCATCACCAAGGTTAATTGCGGACGCAGCTTTCTCCATCAACTCACTTTCATCTCTTATATTTTCTTTTGCTTTTTCTAATGCAATTTTTTCTGGTTCTTCATCGCCATCTATGACTGCTTGATCAAACGCTTTCTTAAATTCCTCCTGAAAACATTTTATTGTATCTTCATCTGAAGATTTTCGTAAATCTCTCATAATACTTGAGTAGCTGTCTTCTTTTGAGGCTTTCTTTTTCTTATGGTTCTTAAAATACTCAATTTGACGCAATCTCTCAACGGCTTCTACTTTTGTATCATATGTCCCCAATACTTTACCTTTTTCTGATAGTATCACCCACTTACCGTCTCTTTTTTTAATGTAAGCAACTTTGACTAATGTATCATTACAAAAGCCCTCAAACTCTTGTGCATATATAGCAATTTTGGATACATTAGTAATTGACATTATTGGCTCGCTAAAATTAGTTTTCTTATTGCCTTTGAGTCATCAACGCTCAAAAAGATATCTCCAAGCGAACCTTTGCCATTTACTTCTGTCATTGCCCTAATTTGAAAAAGATTTATATATACATAATTTTCTGATCTTAATGTTTTTGTTTTTGGATCAATATAATAACAATCAAAAATAACGAACCGATCTAATACATCAATTAATTTTCCGAATATACTACAATTTTTTGGAACTGAATAATCATCATAATTTATTGTCTCACTTTGATCACCAATATATATTTCTAATACCTTTCCTTTAAACTTAATAAGAAGTTCATCGGAAAACTTTCTTAAATCACCACTCAATACATTATATGATTCGAATGGATTTTCGATTTGCTGTGTATCGCTCATTATTTCCCTATTGCGAATTTAAGATGAAACTTCCTATAATTTATTTCCGCTAATTTTATATCTAATTCTTGATATGTTGGAGTGCCGTTTTGTATAATTTTTGTATCTATTTTTAGACTACCTATTTTTTTAGTTGCATATGAAAACACATCTGATATTGCTGAACACAACTCTTTTAGTACTAATTCACTTTTTTTACTATCTAAATCTAAATTACATTGTATTTGAACATCTTTACCATTCGTAAATATATTAGATTTTATATTTAACTCTTCTTTTAATGCTGATGATAGTATTCTTGCATATTCTAATTTAGAAGTAAAATCATTATCTGAACTAATTGATATTAGGTATGAACTATATTTAGTTATATCTGAATCTTGTTTTCCAGCAAAACTATCTAAGAAACTATTTATTTGATTCATCAATGGTATATTTTTTTCTGCTAACATTTGTGTTGGTGGTTGTGGAACGCCTTTTGATTTTTCAGATACATCTCCATTACCGGCAACTCTATTAAATTGAGAAAGCATTTTTTGGAACCCAGAAGATTTTTCCATACTCATTAATACATTAGTTAGATCACCAACGGTGATCTTACCATCTTTATTATAATCTAATAACGGATTAGCTTTGTACGCCCCAGCCTCTTTAGGATTTTTACTATCTAAAACAACAACATTGGCATTTTTTACTGGATCATCACCGTTCCATTTTTTTAATGCTATTGGCCATACATTTGCAACATAGTATTGTGTTGCCGATGTAAATGATTTACCTCCAGCCAACCCCCTATGTGATTGAACATATTTTTTAACAAAATCTAATTGATCTTCAGCGGGACGTTTTTCAAAATTTAATGAATCTTCTTTTGACAGACCCATACCTTGTAGTGTTTTTGGCATAAATTGTATTAGCCCCCTTGCCTGATATTCTGGATCCTTAATTGATTTATTCACCGCATTAGGATTTGCCCCAGACTCAAGATACATTACTAATAAAAGATCTCTCGGATTCATTCCAAGCTCTTGGCTAATGTCATTAAGTTTATTGGAGAAAGATGATGATATCATATTATTCTATATTGAAGTTTATATCTTCTTTAATTCCTTCTGCAATAGCAAGTAGTTTTAGACTTGCTTCTGGATTTATATCTTCAAGCTCAGCAGAATATTTCAAAATAGCAAGCATTAACGATCTTGGGTGATTATCTGATGCTATTTTTTCTATTTTGGTAATGAACTGTTTTGATAGTATCTGTGGTAATTGTTTATTTTTATCTTGAATATTATTGTATGGCTCTTCGCCGGGTTTTGGTTTATTTAATTCATCAAGAACATCTAATGATTTTTGTTTGGTTGATGGAGCAATATTGGTGAGATTTATTGGCTGATCTGGTCCCATTTGAGCAGAAGGTCCTTGTTGCATTGGAGCTTGTGTTGTTTGTGGATTAAGTTTCATCGCACCAGGCTGATTCAATAAATCTTTATATTTCTGTCTATCTAGTTCTTCTGCTTGTTTTTTATCGGCAACCATTTTTTCATGTTGTTGTTTTAATGGAATTATATTTTTTTCATAAAACTTAACGAATGATTTATGGTATTGATCAAACTTAGACATAAAACTTTTTGCAACACTTATATATATACTTGGTTTGCCTCTTGCTAATGCTGTTGCTAATTTTTTAAATATTGCTAACAAAAATTGTAAAAATCTTTGACTATCGTTGAAAATATTTATTGAGTTAGTTTTTAAGTCTTTTAGGAAAGATATTGAAAATCGCTTTTCTAATTGACGCATGGCCGTCGCGCGTTCATTAGTAAGATTGTGCCACCAATCAGAAAGACCTGCTTGTTTTTTAAACGAAGCCATTACTTCCATATCATTTACGAATGATACTTCATTTAAATTTAATTCTTTATTTGGATCATAACCGAATATGCGTTCTTTTTGTTCATCATCAAACTGATCTAGTAGAACGGAAAAACTATCCATATCTACATTTTTTATGAACTTATCTAGTTCGGCAGCAATATATCTACACTTCTCGTGGAATGAAGACATAGTTGATGCAGCAGAAAGATAGTCTCGGCGATTAACTAATGATTTTGCTGATTTGATTAAATCTTTTGATTGTTCGGAGTAGCCACGGATCTTCTCATCAGTTTTTCGAAGATCATCCATCATTTTTTTAAACTTGGGATTTATGCTTTCTAATAATTTGCTTGTTATATTAGCATGTTCACGAAGTTTATTTAAAAGTCCACGTTCTTGTGCGTTCTTATCCATTTATATCTCCTAGATATAGTTCAATAATATGTGAGATTATTAGGGGATGTAGCTATTTTGCCTGCTGGTGATGGCATGTCCCGAGAACATATTTAGCAAAATTACGATTATTTTGGCGGAGTTGACGGTGGTGAGGTTGTTCCTCCACCGCCTCCAGTCGGTGCTGGAGTTCCGCCAGACGGTGCAGGTGGAGGTAATCCTTCTGTTGGTGGAGGTGGCATTGCTCCGCCTCCTCCACCGCCACCTGATCCCATACCCGGAAGCGGAGGCAATGATGATCCGCCTGCTTCTGCACCTGGTTGTTGCCCAGCCGCATCCGCATAAGGAGATTGACCAGGCAACGCTGCTGGAGCAACTTCTGGTATATCAGACTCCTCATCAAGGGCTCTCAATTCATTCAATGCCATTGATTCCAAGGAAAGAAGCTCTTTCTTTCTCACGGCTTCTTGGATATCCTCTTTCTTCATCTTGCGACGCTCTTCATCATACTCTAATCCTAATGATCGATACAACGTTTGCTGTGATACTCGTTTTTGATCACCAGTTGATAGTGCAACTAATTGCTGAACATAATCCATAGTATCGAATATACTCATATGACTCCACTCTACTGTTGGAGTAATTAGTTTTTTCTCACCATCTTCATATTCGTAAAACTCATTTAATTTTGATATTGGAGCGAATATCTTATTCTTTAACCAAGTGCTCATCATATTACGGAATGCCATATATCTTTGACGGAGAACATCTAATGATACTCCACCATTAGAATAAGTTATATCTCCGCCACCATCCATTAATACTTGTGGAACCATAAGTCCCATGAATATCTCTTTTAGTAATTGAGTTATGTCTCCAGATATATCTATAATAGCAGAATTATATCCGACACGTTCCACCGTCACGGCTTCATGAGTAAATATTTTGAAGTCTTGATCATATTGAGCTTCTGCGAAAGCATTTCTCCATATATCAAGATCTGCTGGTTGTGGCTTATAATCTGCTGACCCTACTTTGATTAATGTAAGTGGATTAATCATATTTTGTGCTTGTGCAAACTTAGCCTCGCGAAGTTGATCGAATAACATTAGTTGTCTAAAACAACTAACTGGAAGACCTGTTCCACGAACCTCGTATGGACTTATTCTTCTTGCTAAGTGTGATATATATAGATTTTCTAATGGTATGTTTTCACCACGTTTAACGTGCTCTATTATAGTTTCATTTACTTGGCTTTTTTGTTCAATATCTGCAGGCTTATTAGAATAAACAAGTCTACGAAGATTATCATCTGGACGCATCATAATAAGTGGCTCACTTGCAATAACTGATTTTTGTACCACCATATAATCCGGATTTTGAATTACAAGTCTGCTCCACACTGCATTATTTTGATCTAACTCTCCATACACGAATGCTTCACCAAGAAGCCAATATTCCTGAGCAACCTGTATACATATATTCATGAGATCAATATCTTCAATCATTGTATTGAAGAAGTTTTCAACCTTACGATTTGGACAACGAATTGTTAATTTAGATATAGGATAGGTAGAATGAAGATTAATGGCATTTTGAACGAATGGAGCTAGGGCGTAAAAAGATCGTAGCCAGCTATTGATTGTTGCGCGGTCGCGGGGGAGATTTAGATTTGAGTTCAACCATAATGGACTATATACGGCTGGTGCTTGCCTGGTTGCCTCACCGCTACCTCCGCGCCAATTAGCACCTGATGACTGACCACTGGACAATACTTGTGCACTCTTTTTTAAATTACCACTTAATGTAGAAACATACGATGCAGGACTTAACTCGCTTTTACCATTACCAGAACCATCTCTGTATAATCCTCGTTCCACCTCTTTTGTTAATTGTTGCTGACGATATTTAGAAACGTTTTTATACATATCATTTGAGGCAATAGGTGGCAACCCTTGTTTTTGTAAAAATTTACCATTATTCGACATTAGTTTCCTTGATATATACTATATCATTAGTCATCAATATATTCAATCTCATTTCATTCTTGGCAGATATGCTACTAATACAGGAGGTTTATCTTTTGCAGGATCACGCATATGTGCTGGATTTTTGATTTTAAATCCCTGGCTAACATAAAATTTATACGCTATATATGCATTAAGTATTGCCATAAAATAATCATTTGGGGTACTACCTTTAATATAGTGTGGTGTTATATCACCAGCGCGACTTATACTTGGTTTTATTTCCATACTACATATATGTTGAATCATCATTGCTATTTGTTCATAGCTTCCCATCGGGATTCTAATATTACCTTTTTTCATTTGCTCATATAAATCTGCAATCCAAAAATCACGTTCAAACGTAATTACTTTTGGGAAAACATCTGAATTAAATTTTATATGCTCATTTACTCTGTTAGAAGCCTGTGATGAAAGAAACTTTTCTCCATACTGAGTTTGAAGAATTTCATTTAGATCATTAGCATACCCTAAATCACATACAGCTAAATTAACGGAATACTTTCTCATTATCTCTTCTATTAGCCCCTTTTTACTGGCAAGATCGTTTCTTTTAAATGCGGTTGCAAACTCTATAGACATTCTTTGTGGTCCAGTCATTGCAATAACAACTGCCGTGCTATAACTTTGACCTTGTGGCTTTACCCTATCTGAATCAACTAATTGCGCTAAATCATTCTTAGCCCCAATATCAATTCCTAAAAATACCGGAAGATCTTCATCTGGTGATATGCTTCCTCTAAATTTTCTACCAGGATCTCCACATAATTCTCTAACCTGATCCATTGTTATTATAGTCGCTTCACCATGGTAAAATTCTCCAAGAATTTGCGTTTGATACGTCTTCTCTGAATTAATTGGATTATTTTCTGGTTTTTCAGATATAATTTTTTCTTTTGTAAATGTTGGAATATATAATTGATTTATATGAAAACCTATATATTTAGATTCCTGTTGATCTTTTAAACCAATCCATTTACCGTTTTCTGTTGCTTCCCTTTTATCTTGTTCAAACCCGCAATGTGTACATCGTACGGTATAACCGTATAGCCATATATCTTCCCAGTCATTAGTTCCCGGTGTATATAATGGAAAATATTTTTTACATTTACCACACCCTAAATGAAAATACTGCTGTGATGATGCATTCCATAAATCCCAGTACGTAGACCCTCTCAGCAACGGTGTACCGAAGTATACTTGAACACCTTCACCTTGTTTACCATATTTTGACTGTGTAAGTATTTTTGATGAATTACCTATTGCAATAGACATCATTTTTTGAACTTCATCATAGAAAATGATATCAGCTGTTTTTCCCATTAAACGATTTCCATCAACTCCAACGCTTTCAATCCATAAATGATTTCCACCAACAAACTGCTTGAATGAAAGAGTATCATTACTTTCTGATGAATTATCTAATAATGAATGCATATATGCTTTTTTCTTTATACCTTTTATTTCATTACCATCATCAATAACAACTGACGATCTAATCATTCCATTTAGTTTTACCTTTGAGTATGAGGCTGCAAGAGCTGATTCAGGGAACGCATGAACCATTCGTATGGGTGGATTTTTCCCATTACCATATAATCCACATCCACAAAAATACATTTCAAGAGCTGCGCACATACTAGTATTATGTGTAGGAATAAAAGATTTAGACGCTAAATATAAATGTGATACTGAGTCAACCATTATGCATTTTGTTGGAACTGTTGGGACTAATTCAACTTTATGTATATAAAAATTATTTTTTAATGAAACAATATGGTGTTCAGTTTCTAATGTGTTTTTTATTTCTTTTGTTGTTTTTACTGATGACTGTTGATTATTAGTATATGTTAGCCACTGATGATCTTCTCCAGCGATCATTTCAGTGCCATCATCGAATGTTAATTTATAACATATATGATCTGTAAAAACCGGTGATACATCTATTACATTACATGTATTACCGTTTTCATCAAAAACTTTATCTCCTATTTGAAGATCCTCCATAGTTTTCCACCCGAACGGTGTAGGTATAGGAGTATCTAGCGCAAGATCTTTCCCAATTTGACGCCCAGCAACTATAACCACAGGCTTACCGTCTTTTTCAACCGCTTTCAATCCAATATATCTGTATATATCTGAAAACGGTTTCCATCCACCTTTTTGTAAATGAAACCTGTCACCATCTATTGTTAGGTATTTTTCAACAAAATGAACTGGATCAAAATCTAATAATTTGTCTTTTATTTTTTCTAATAATAAATCTTCCGACATTCAATCTTTCAATATAAAATATTACTTGCCGCCAGGCATACATATACCAAGTGGATCATCTACAACTGCAACATCTTTACTTAAATCTATTTTTCCTAACTCAAGATTATCATTATCATTTTTAGGAACTGATGCACCAACTTCACCAATTTTATGACTTATATATTGTTTTACTTCTATTGGAACGTCATCTGACTGAGGAAGCTTATCTTTTATAGTCTTTATTTTCAGTAAATCATGTATAACTGCTTCAACCGAAGTTCCTGGGCGATCATCAATATAATTATCTATATATGTTTTTAGAACTGGAATCTCTTTGAATAATTGTATATTGCCGTGTTTTAAATCACTTGCTTGTTTTTTCTGTAAAATATCATACAAGCCTGTGCGTTTTTGTAAATCTTCTACTGCTTCTGCTACTGTTGAATATTTTGACTTATTGCCAAGAATACTATTTATTTGGTCGAATAAGGAGTAGTCTTGTTTTTTTGATTTTGCAGAATCTTTTTCTAGTATAGCAGCATATTCATTAAACCAAGACGGAGTCTTATCTCCGCGATCAAAAGAACTTTCATCGCGTGATATGATTGATGAGTTGCGTGTGAAGTATTTATTTGACATATATTCCTATGCGGGGTATTGAGATCCGAAGTCAAAATTATCTGATGATTTATATTCCATGTGATGATCTGCCGGATATGCACGATCTCTTCGTGGTTGTGCGTACCCCATATTTTCGAGAAGCTCCATCAATTCAGCTTGTTCTCGTTTATCAAGACTCCATTCTTTTACCTGTGCATCAAAAGATCTTTCAATATCATGCCCACCTGATACCATACCATTTATAAGTGTTTTTGCAATTCTTGATATCAAAATAGGAACTGTTATAATAATTCCACCAATACGGTCTTGTTTGGCTTCTTTGACTAATCCGTTTTCGTCAAGGTCTGCTTTTTTGCCTCTATATCCATTATCAAGCTTTTCTACTGCTTCTTCAAGACGATGAATACCATCAAAAATCTCTCTACGAGCTTGTTCAAGTTTAGCTACATCAACTTCGCCATTATAATCATTAGCAATAGCTTTGGAGATTTCGTTATTAATACGCTTCATTGCTGCAATTGTTCGTTCCATACCAGTTGTTTCTTGACCCGTATGACGAGGAAGATTTTGTAGACGATCATGAACCCAAGTTAAAATGTTTTTTGGATCAGGTGATTTCCAAGGATCTTGAACCTCAAGTTCCTCTCCTTGTAAATCATTTTTATCTTTTTTACCTTTTCCCTTACCTTTGCTCTCAACTTCAATTGGGTCTTCCGTTGAAACCTCTAACGGCATATCTGCATCTGAGCCTGGAAGCGGTGGAAGCTTGAATGTAATTTCCATAGCATTATCTGGTTGATGAAGTTCAACAACATCTTCCATTGAAGGCTTTTCTTCGTATAAAACGACCTCATCTTCGTCTCCGAAGTTCTCAAAATCGTTTGCATCTAAGAATTGGGCTTGTTTATATAATGACATTATTTACCTCAAAATGGGGATATACCGTATGCTAAATTATTCATAGTGCTGTATTTTTAACAAAATTATTGAAAAATAACGATCTCAATTTTATTCGTTCTTCTATTGTATTACTTGCCGATTGGTAGATATTATTCCAAGGATTAACGAATGTATCTGTGTTATCACCTAATGTAGCATCGTAATAACCACCAGTGAATGCATTCATACCTTCAAAACCAGTCATACTACTATATTGTGATGGTGAAAATTGTGCTGGGGTGAAGGTTGGATTTTTCTTTTCTTGCATAAGTTTTCGTAATAGTTTCAAGCGTTTGAGCCTTTTATCTTTTCTATTATCAAACTCTTTAAATTCAGGAAACTCTTTTCCATCTTTTCCATGATTTTCCATTCTATCTAAATCTTGCGGCTTTTCCATTGTGGATTCGCCCAATGGAATATATTGATTATATGGTAATGACTCATCTCCTCGGTGGAAGTATGGACTACCCTCGAACCCAAACTCACTTTCGTATGGTTCGTTGTAGGAATATTTTTGGAGGAGTTGTTGAAGTCGGTTCATTTTATTTTTAGATTTTTTTAAATTTTTGTTGTTTTAATTCTTCTTTTCGTTTTCTTTTATATTCTTTTTCTCGTTCTTCAAGTCTTTTAGCATTTTCTATATTATCTGGATATTTAAGATCTTTTGTTTTTAATTTACCACTTGCCCATTCATCATATTCTTTTCGTTTTTCCCTAATATCTTCTACCCAAGCATCTGCTTTTTCTTGTTCTCTTTTTAAGATATCATCTATATCATCACGAAGATTTTCGTTTTGTCGCATCATATCACCGGCAATCCCTTGTCTTTCTGGATTAAGTAATAATTCTCTTGCTGCATTTAATTCTACACTTTTTATTTTTGCCTCTGGTGAAGGATTAATATCTGGATGATATTGACGCATCTGTCTTTTATATGCTTTATTTATTTCATCTTTTGATGAACTTTGGGGGACACCAATAATGGCATATGCCTGCTCTAATGTCATTGAAGCAATTTTACAAAATAATTTAGCATCTTCCAATAATTTAGAATATTTCATTTTAGTTTCATATCCTTTAATTTTTGTAATATTTTTTTACGCTTTTTCATTCGTTTCTTACGAAAATCTGCTACGCTATCATATTTATCAAGGTTCATATATAAACCTTCACCATAATCATAGTTGCGTTTTAATTGCGATGATTTTACTACCGAAGTTCTTTTTGCATAATATGGTTGTAGCTCTTCCGTTATAGGAATAGCATCCCATAAATTAGTTGCATTAATAACCGCTACCGCCCGTTCAGGATTTTTCTTCATAGCCTTATCAAGATTCTTTTTTAGATACCCATCAGGTGATAGTCTAACCATATCTTTGTTTTTAGATATCCATTTTATAATTTCTGGATCTACATCGAAGTCAAGTTTTGCTGATAGATATACTACGCGAATAATACGATTAGTATTATATCTGAATGTCGTATCTGGATCAAGACAAGTTCTTATAATTTTATTTTTTATATCTTTAATACCTTGATGGGTAGGATCTTTGATTTTTTTCAAATCTAATGTCATTAGTAATGTATTACAATAAAAATCTCTTGAAAACATCTCTCGATCTAAATCAGTAGGATTTTTAATACCAAGTTGATGCAGGTGAAGATTTATTTTTGGTATAATAAAATTGCTGCTAAAATCTAATTTAAACTGATTACCTGGAAACACAACAGAAGTATGCCCATCATCTGCCTTCTTTACTTCTATATTATAATGTTTCTTTAATTCAATATTAACTTCTGTTGCCAAGTTATGAATTAATTTATTACCAGTAGTTAAATCAAGATCATTCAGCTCATCAGGTTTCAAAAGATTGAGCATCTTATCGCGTGGAGTTCCTCCAACAATAAAACAATTTGGAATGCCGTTAGCATCACCGACTTTTTTGATTAGACTTAAAAGGTCGCGAAGTTTCATTCACTTCCTTTATACCGTTGGTGCCGCTGCTGGTTTAGGTGCTGGCGCTGGAGCCGCTGCTTCTGGTGCAGGAGATTCAACTTCAATTGGTTGCGCTGCCAATTCTTGTGGAGCTCCTTCAACTGCTCCTTCTGGCTTAGTTGCTTTTTCCATATCTGATTGATCGGCAAGTTGTTTCTTAACGTCTTTGCGTTGTTTTTCTTTTTGCTCTTGTTGTTGAAGATTAGATTTAACTGCCTCAGCATTAGGTGGAGTTTTTTGATTATTACCTTCAAGATCAAGTTCTGGTGATTTAACTGATCCTCTTAATTTAGACAATATCTCATCGATACGAACAAGCGCGTATTGCCCGCTATCAAGGCTTTTATTAATACTTTCACCGAGTTGAGGGAAGTATTGTGCAAGCCCAAGTCTTGACAACATAAGATCGCATACTGCTAATTGTCGTGGTATTTCTCTGGTTCTAAATACATTATTAACTTGTTCAAGTTTGTTTATAACATCTTGAACTGTTAGATTAGCAAAAGCACTATCTAATATAGCATCAAAATCTGTTTTAGTATTTTCAACACTTGGTGGTTGATTTACATTTTCGGGAGTTATACCTGGAGCAACATTTTTACCTGGTTTTTCTGTTTCAGAATCATCAGTTGGTTTTTTTTGTGCAGGCGGAGAATCTCGTACAACATCTGGTTGATGAACGGCTTGTGCTTCAACAACAAGATCATCTTTACCTTCTGGCACAATCTCATGATCCATAAATACATCATTATCAATTTCTACTTCATTTGAATCATCTACTTGTGCTTTATCAGCTGCCTCTTCCTCATCAACTGTATCAGTAATACCGGAGTCTTCTAAATTATCAATAAATTTACCAACCGCACTGTCCTCTGTGATAGTTTTTTGTTCAGGAGCACCGCCTGGTAATGGCTGCATAACATCAGGAGTGTTGTTGCCAAGACTACCGCCACCTTGTGGCTGACTACCACCAGCAGGTATATCTCCAAGATTTATACTCATATCACCAGGAGTTTGCTGAGCAAGCTTTACCATAAAAGAACTTGCACCATTATAGCCTTCACGGCTAAGTATATTTGCCTGTCTGACAATTAAATCTACAACGGTTTGTAATGATGCTGTTGATACTTTATTTACTATCTGGATTTGTTTTTTCAACTCAAAAATAGCAGTAAGAAGTCTTTCAAAATCAGCTCCGGCAAACATATGACCTTGTTGCGAGCTTAAAAGCTTTTCAGCAGAATTAAGCCTACCAAGTATTTTTCTTCGTAAATCTTCAACCGATTGTCGTTTTTCTTCTTCGCTTTTTTGTTTGGCAGCGGCATTTGCTGCTTCTTGTGGAGCGTTTGATATATTTTCGTTTATAGTACGAATTGGACTTGGTGGCACCATTTTTGGATTAGGAAGAAAATAATTAGTATCTTCATTTACATAGTAAGCATTTTGAGCTTTTTTGTATTTTTTATGATCACCAGATTCATAATACTTCATCCAATTTAGAAAATCATTTTTTTCCATAGGTTCCCAACCAGCAGTTATCATAGCAACAGCTTCGTTTTTTGAAGCACCAAGGTGTGTTCTAATATAGATATCCTTCATAGCCACCATCCATCTATTTAGATTATAGACTGGCTGAACAGGCTGAGAATCAGAAAAATTTGGAAACGCGTGCTTCATAGCTATATGTTGAATAATGGCTATTATTCTAACTTTTCACTGATAGTTTCACTTAACATTGTTGCCTCTTTTAATCTTGTTTCAACCGGTAATTGCGGATGAGATGAGGACTTTATTTTTTTAATTTCTTCGTTATACATATCTATAAAAATAAGGGATGTATCATAATCTAATTTTGTAAGTATTTCTTTAATTATATTAAAGATGACATTTATATGATCATCAACCACCTGTATATTTATATTATTTTGTATATTTATTTGATCGGGAGAACCATTAAGTATGGAGTCATATTTTTCGAGTATGCCGGCAAGTGTTGAGAACCATTCAAGAAGAGTTCTGTCCGAACGGAAGTTTTCAGGATCACTTTGAATAATATCAAACATTTGTGATATACGTGTTTCAGCATTTACAACTAGCTTTTTTACTATTAGTTTAATATCGACCTCGCTATCAGTATATTTTTCCAATGCTTTATGATATGCGGGTGTCCCTTGAAGCTCTATTTGCATTTGCTCTGATGCAGTTATATTAGATTTAGTTTTATCTAAATCCTGTCTCATAATGGTATAAAAATCAAGATACTCATCTTTAAATGATGTTATATACTTTTCTGAAAAAATAAACTTTTTCTCGGTTAATGGGTTATATTTAGCTTTTAACCATTCAGATATATCAGATGATGGTGTTCCAGCGAGTAATTTACTTACTATCTCTTCTCGATCTGGATGATCTAAAAATCTTTTAGCTATATTTTCTTTATTTTTTACCATTATAACTTACTAATATATCAACAAAAAATTATTCTTGTCCTAATCTTTGATTTCTTGTATCGAATACAGTGTGTGCATTTTCGTGTTGCATAACTTTAGTTTGTTCTGATACCGAACCGCCACTCACACGATCTCCATCTAATGTAGTAAATCCAGTATCATAATCATATACTTTATGATCCATACAGCATTGCCATCTGTGCTCGCCCACACGAGCCAACTGTGCCCCTGCATGATCTGGACATGTTCTCGTACTTAACGGGGCTTCCAAAACACGATACTTCTTATAAGTCGGACTCTTCTCAATATCTTTAATCGAATCTGAAACTTTATTCATTTCGTCTTGTTTTACTTTTGGATCCTTATACTTTTTTTTTAGTTGTTCAATTCTATCATCTTCCATTTGTTTTGCGGCAGCCACTGCGTTTTTGGGAGCAGCGAAGGTCAATAGTATTTCATCAAGAACGCTTGCTTGTTTCATAAGTAATTCATCACCACTTTCATCAAAAGCCGCGGCGACGGCAGCTAGTTCATCAAGTTTTTCTGATGTTATATCGGTTTCTGGTTCAACCTTACTAACTTCTTCGGCACCTTCTTTTATTGCATCTGCTGCTTTTACTAACGAACTAGCAACAACACTAAGACAATTTTCATCATGTTCAGCATTTACCAAAAGATCGTTTTCTGAACTTTCAAGCCAGCTAGCAACCAATAATAGTTTTTCCGATAGTTTCATTTGTTTCCTCTAAAAGAATATTTTTGAGTTTTGTAAATATGCGCCTTCATATGTATCATCCATTCCACGACGATAGTTAGGATGGCAATCTCCGTTCTTATCCTGATAGACTTTATGCAACGGAAGTCCTGTATGCCCGCATTGTTCATGTTTACTTGAAGCATTCTTTACTACCATTTTACAAGTAGTTTTTTGATCTGCAACTTTATTTATGCCTAATCCATTTGTATATTCTGTGAATGCTGTTTGATATGCCTTATCATCACCTGCTTCTGATAGCACATTTAATGCGTCTTCTGCTTTATCTAGATTACTTTCTGATACTGCTTCACGAACAATCTGTACGAGCTCGCTTGCTTTTAATCCATACAACGCAGAAGCAACTGCTGCTGTTTTGTAATCTTTTGCTTCTTTTTTGTTTATTGAATTAATTCCATCTTTTGAAAAAGACTCGACCATTCCTGCTACGATCATAATATTAGGTTGAACAACCTTATTATCTTCTATACTAACTGGAACACGGAAAGCTAATCGACCACTATTTACTGATACTGCATATGTTATTGATTTTTCATCACTACTAAATACTGATATTTGATGGCTTTTTAGCCCGAAACTATTTAATTTATTAGATATAACTTTTCTTCCGTTATCTACTTTATCTTTGCCAATTGAGAAGTTTGCAACACCAACCGCTGAATCAAAAGCTTTGGCGAATGATTCCATATCTTTATCTTGATATTTTGGTGTATTTACAACTAAGTTTTTATTTTCTACTTCGGCATTTTGATATAAAATATTATTTGTAAAATAATCTGATTTTGTATCTTTTTCTGAATTTAATTTTATCAATGCCATATCGACGCTGCTAATTTTTTCGATATCATTTTCTTTTGTATTTTTAACTGCTTGAAGAACTAATTTATCCGAAACAGCTAGTTTTTTACCAGCATTCGTTGCTATGTATGTTTCTAAATTCGATTTAGAAAAATCTTCTGGCCCAGTATTTCCTACGAAAACTGTTGGGAGTAATGCTTTTCCTGCTACTATTTCTATTGGAATCAATACTGATGTCATTCCTTTTGGTGTTTCAAAAGATGCTTGACATATAATAAAACTATTATCACCATTCACAACATTAATTTTGGAAGCTAACTTTACACTTGCACACGCGCGTGTACACACGGATTCGGCTACTTTTACTGATGCTTCTGTATTACCACGAACGGTATTACCAAAAATACTATCTAATGCATTAGCCAATGTTGGATCAACTACTTTTTCAAAAGCCTCTTTTACTAAGGAAAGATTTTCTATATTATCTCTATTATATGTTTTTGGAGTTGCTAGTTTTTCTACCTGTCCTAATTCACCTGAGAATACTTCTGCAAACTTTGTATTTCTTGAATACAATCTTTTATATAAATCTTTTACTTCTGCTTTTGTAATAAATAATTTTTTACCACCAGTCATTCTTGCTACTACATTTGCCATTACTCCGATTGTCTGATCTTCTGGATATGCTTCAGATGCTTGAGATAGCTTTTCTGCGAAAGATGATAGAAGTATTTTTTCATTATCATCTATTGTTTTCGATAGCGAAGAAGCAATATTTTTGATCTGATTGAAGTCCATTTGTTTGCCTGTTATTGAAGTATCTCTGGGAATGATTGTAGAATACTTTGTTCTGTATTACCATCTAATGTCGATATGAGAGCTTTTACGAATGCCTTATCTGTTGCTAATTTTTCAGGTAGGAAACGCTTGACTGTCGAAAGATCTTCTGTTGATAGCCCTAAGTCAGTTGCAGAAAACTTAGCCAGAGGTGTTCCACAATAATATAAATGAATATATCCGGCTTGTGATACAAGTACATCCCAAGTTTTATCTTTGGACGCTTTTTTAGTTTCACCAGCTTCTTCTGAATAACGAGCAACTATAAATTGTCCATCATCTGCACTCTGAATTTGCCATAACTCTTCTGGATCTACAGAATCTTTAAATCGTACCACATCAAACGCCACCTTCTCTAATCTATGTTTTACCTCATCTAGACGATAGGTTTTATTACTAACGGTTTTATGAAAGTTATTATAATCAATAGAAAAATTAGCCATTTTTGTGGTTTCCTTAAAAGGTATACTAAAATAATAGTGGATTATTAGTGGATTATACCAAAAATTGTATTATTTAGTCCAAGTCTCTTCACGTAGATCAGATATCTGTTGTAATATTAATTTGATTTTTTCATCTTCTAATGCTAATTTACGTATTCTCCTGAGAGATCCGCCATACACAATCTTAGTTTTTTTATTATTCTCATCTCTTTTACTATAATCAACATTGCCATGCAGCGATTTAGTTATAGAGCTTTGATTAACCCCAAGGATCTTAGCTGCTTCTTGTTGAGTCAATTTCTGAAGACTAACTAATTCTATAACTTGTTTTTGTCTTGGCGTTAGATTATCATTCACAAGTCTCCAAAACTCAATACGTAATTGTTCTTCAAGCTCAGCTACTGCTTCATTATATTCATGTGGATTTAAGCGTTTATATATACTGGCATCTTCATGGAATGCCTCTAATGTTTCCATAGCAACCAACACCTCTCCGAATAAATGCTGGTAAGCATTACTTCTATTCGCTCGTTTTTCACTCATGTTTTGTCTCCAAAATAAAAAAGATGATTAATCAATTTGACTAACCATCTAATATATATCATGAATTATGTATTATACTATTTTTATTTTAAAGAGCCAACTCTAAATCCTTTAAGTCATTTTCCATAAAAAACTGATCTAAATCATTAAATCCATCTGGTAAATGCGCTTTTCTAAAATTCGCATACCTACCGTAATTTTGTATAATTTTATTTGCACCGGTTTGCCCAGCATCATCATTATCAAGTAGTAAAATTATATTATTTGTATATCTCATCAATAATGCTACTTGTTCGAATGCCATTCCTGATGACCCCAACGCAACAATATGCTCCAATCCTTTATCTGATGATTGAATCACATCTATCTGACCTTCGCATAGGATGGCTAGATTATTTTTTATAATTGATTTTTTAGCAAAATTTAATCCGAATAGATTAGATCTTTTCGCGAAGTGTGTATTTTTATATTTTGATATGCTTTTATTTTTTCTTTCATTATCAGAAAGAATACTACGACCAACAATACCAATGATACGACCATATACATCTCTATATGGCATAATCAGATTGTAATCAGACATAGTACTACAACGATATTTTTCACCATTATAAATCTTATCGTATATTAAATCACAAGACTTTAATACCTCATCTCCAACTAATGATGATAGAACTTCAAGATTTTTGTTATCTGGAAAATATCCGAATTGAAACTTTTCGATAGCACGCTCAGAGAGACGACTATGAATATAGTCTGCTGTTTCTTTAGCTTGTGGAAAAGAATGTAAAAGATTAGTGCAACAATTTATAATTGAATCGAATGCTGTCATTTTAATAATAATAATTTATTTACTAATTCTAAATACTGTGGATATAATTTTTCAACTTCAACTACTAATTTGGCACATATTTCTATATCTTCATTTCGAATAAAATGAATTAGCATTTCTTTTTGTTCATCTTCTGAGTAATCGCTGAAGACTCTACCATTGCTCATAGATCTTGATGACCGCCACTTTTAATAATTGTTCTAACTTGGTTTTCATATATTTTAGATACGTTTAGCGGGCTTCCACAACCAACACACACGAGCTTATCCGTATCAGATATTTTTGGCAAGGCTTCAACTTTACATTTTACACAACGAACACTGAACGCTACTTTGGCAGCTTTCCTAACTTGACCTTGACTCTTCATTAAATTTTTTGTAAAAATTGGAATGTTAGCTATTGGCGCATCACACTCTGAGCAATGAACCTCCATTGTTAATGGATTTAAATAGGGCTCGTTGTCTTTCCTACATCCTTTTGTCGTGCAATTTGTTCTGAATGCCATTTGTTATTTTCCTTCTTGTTTTAGAAACTCTATCAACTTATCAACATTACCGTAATCAATATTCAATATAACACGCTGATTTCCATTAGCATGTTTTACACCGCAACCATTAATTATCACTTCATCTTTGTTTTTCGATTTGGATGGAATATTTATGGATCGTGTATCATAAATAGTTTTTACATCTACGCTGCATCCTGTCAGTGCATCAACTAACGGTATTTGTAAATTATATACAACGTTGGCTCCATCTAATTTTAGATCTGCATCTGGTTCAACGGATACATTTAACAAAACATCAGAATACATATCGCCGAACGGACCAGAACCAATAAAATTACCAGCCCCTTGTACTCTAAGTGTTGTTGAGTTGCCAGGTGGAATGTTTATTTTTGCATTAACATCTACTTCTAATACACCTTTAGATTTACACTTAAGACAATCCTTAAATTTTATATCTCTGCCATGACATTTATTACAACCACTTGTGAAGTGCATATTGCCCTGTTGTTGTACGACCCTACCAAAACCATTACAAGATTTACAACCATTGGTGATTGCTTCTTTACCTTTACCATCACAATCATCGCATTTTACTGTCTTTTTATATGCTATCTCTTTTTCAGCTCCAAGAACACTTTCTTTAAAAGATATTTTTGTATCTATCTTTATTGGGGATATATTTGTGTCAGATTGGTTAGATCGTCCAAACCCAGCATTGAAAATATCATTTAAATTAATATTAAACCCTCCGCCACCGAATGGGCTACGTGATGGCGGATTATATTTTTCAGGATTTTTACGATAGTCAGTTATAAGCTGATACGCTTCATTGATTTTTTTAAATTTATCTGTATCCGTTTTATACACATCCGGATGAAACTGTTTCGCTAATTTTTTATATGTAGATTTTAAATCTACATCAGATATACTATCTTTAACTTCCAATGTATTATACGCTTCTTGAATATTCATATCCTATAATTTCCTTATATTCTTGCTGAATTAGTTTTCGTTCTTTTTTTATTTTTGATAGACGTTTTTTAGGAAGCGCCATATTAATTGGCTTCAATAATTTTGCCTCTAAATCTTTAATATGTTTGATTGTATATAGTGCAACCGCACACGAGTCGGCGGCATCAAAACTTTCTTCGGCAATTTTTTTACCGTCCATTACATATGGAAACTTAATTCCTAAAATCTTTTCAATCAACTCTGGGATTTGTTCCTTTTTTGGAAGAACCTCGTCTAATTTAATTCCATGACGAATCGCCATCACGTTGCACATGGCTGGTGAGTGCCCAAGGTAATTGTAGCAAATGAGCCCTATACTTGTATTTATGCGCGCAAGCGCAATAATTGTCTTCGCACCACTGCGACCTTTCATGAACTGAATAATCTCTTCTATACCTATAATGTTTGGTTTATACTTATTTAGTATATCAATAATCATATTTTGAGCTTCAACTATACGCTGAAAACGATTTCCCTTCTGGGGTGGTTTGATGAATGAGCACAAAACTAATTTAGGATTATTTAATCGATCATCTGTTTCAATAATGGAATACCCGACCGTTTTAGTACTACAATCTATACCAAGAATTGTTTGCATAATTAGTATATATCGCCGCATTGATTAAACATAAAAGAAAAGCCGAGAAACGCTAATCTCTCGGCTTTATCATTTTTTTATTTATATTTTATTTATGCTGATTTTTTCTTAGAATCGTAATCACGAAAGAAGTTATCTTGACTTTCATCTTCTTCGCTATCATCTGAATTATTTGATGAATTAGAAGATCCACCAGTATTCCCGCCAACCTCTTCTGCTATTTTAGCAAGACGAGCTTGAACTTGTTCATATGTTGGTGCTGCTGTTCTACGAAGCAGTACCTCTGTTCCATTTTCTGCTTGAATAGCGACATCAGAAGCAGATAGTGGTTTCTTAGGTTTACCAATAACCGAATATCTTTGTGCTCCTGCGGCAGGCGTATTGATTATTGAAACATCGTATGCTATTGGATCACCCCAATCAGCATCATCATTTAAAGTTTTAACTCCTTTAAATATAGCTGCACTAACATCGAGGATTTTATACATATTAGTTTCACGATCAATAACACCAAGTAGCCAACGTCGTTTAGCATTGTCTCCTTGTTCGCATAATGGACATCCTGTTTCTTTTGTTTTTGAACAATTAACACGATAGCCATACTTTCTACCGCCTTCAATATTATAAGTATGTTGTGCATACTGATGCGGAAGAGTAAGTATTCTAACTACATTAGAACCTTCTTTTAATCGTAGCCATTCGTCCTTCTTTACGTTGCCTTTATTTGGATCGAATAGTACTGTGTCTGACCAAGTTACTTCACCATTATTATTTGCTGTTGCCATTTTATTTTCCTTTTATCTATTTAATCTAACTATTAGATTTACTGTTTGTTTTTACCGAATATAGCCTCTTTTGGAGGAACTATTTTCTCTATTAATATGTTAATTTATTACCAGATTTAACCCTGAATAAAACGAACATAACGTGTACGTGAATGATCGGTTGTGCGACCGAATTTAACGCTAACGCCTGCGTTGCGAATTGATGGAACCGCAACGTTTAGAACACGACGAAGATAGCTTGGTGAACGAATACCGGTGCGGATTTTGCCGCTTAGGTCTGTCATTGTTCCTACCCATTGACCGTTCTTAGCTGTATCAAGAAGACTGATTACTTGTTCTTTTATGCTTTGAACTATTGTACGATCAACGTTTGGTCGTGTTATGGTGCTTGATTTACGAACTGTTCGTGTTGTTTTTGATGTCTTGCTCATTTTGATTTCTCCTGTTTTGTTTTCTGTTTTTGTTTATTTGATTGTTTATTAAGGTAAGTTTTTATTTGGTTTTATGTCTATAAATTAGGCTTTGAATACTACATATTTTAGCCCAAGGAAACTCTATTTCTATAAATTCTGCCGTATCTGTTTCTTTTATTATTTGATCGTATGACGACCTAATATCTTTTTCTGGTTTATTGGAAAAAAATCCAACGAACTTAGCAGAACTAGACGAGTTATCATCACGCTTTACTGCTATAAAATATGAGTCTACTTCTTTTGCTTTACCAGTATTTATTATAACCAAGTATGTTGGTGTTGTTCGTGCTGGAAGCTTGAAGTTTTCCAGAAGTTTTGCTGGTTGAATCACTACATCATCTGGCATGTTAGACCGCTACTTTCTTTGATTTTTTTTCTGTTTTCATTTCGACAACATTTGCTGAATCTGGTTTTCTATTGAATTTTGAATCTCTTGCTATTTCAATCTTATCTGATATTTCTTGACATAGCGCAGGATTTTCTAAAAGAGCTTCACAAAACTTTGGAAAACCTACCCATTTATAATCTCCATATTGATGTGATACTGATGTAGGCTTCTCAACAACATTGTAATCTAATGCAAGTTTAGCAATTTCTTCATGCTTATCTACTACACCCTTAGAAAAATCCACTTTGAATTCGCATTGTCTTGGTGTAATTCCAAACTTGCTTTTTTCAACTTTTGCTCTTATCATGTGTCCAATTTTTTGATCTTTTTCATTTAAAATTTGGGCATCTTTTCTTTGTATCGCTTCAAAATACACATTACAAGATAGAAAATGTCCGTATGTATTACCACCAGAGAACGTATGGTCTGGTCCATACGGATCCATTCCATCTCTTTTGTGATTAATAATTATAAAAGGAAGATTAGCCTTTTTAACTTCTAACGATAGTTTTTTCATTGTTGTTGAAAGAAACCTGGCAAGCAATGACATATTCATTTTACCAACTGCTGAAACATCTTCACCCGGTGGTATAATTGCTCCAAGCGAATCCAATACAACCAAGTTAAAATCGAATGTTTTATCCGCAACCTTATCTAAAAATCCTTCTTTTGATTTACCAACTAAAATATGCTTGCTATCCTCTTTTGGAGTCCCTAGTAATGTTTCAAATAGTCTTCGACCATTGACTGCGGAATCCCCATCCACAATTAGAACACGCGATATATCTATTCCAAGTGTTTGAGCCCATATAGAGCTAAATGTTCCTTCGGCATCTATAAATAATTGCTTAGATTCTGTATTTAACTTTTGAGCTTCTAAAATTGCAAGCATAGACATTAATGTTTTACCACTGTGTGGTGGCCCGTATAATTGAATTATTCTTCCAAATGGAAGACCACCAGACGACAATGCATCATCAAGACCGGGACTTCCAGTTTTTACAACTGGAACCTTAGACCCAAATTGATCTGCAAATCTAAAATCTAACTCTTCATCTGCTTCCGCAAATGATTTAAAAAATGATTCTAATTTATTATCCATTTTATTCCTTTTTATTATTTCCATCCTATCATATCATTATTATTCGATGACGAAACTATTCCTTTACGCATACCAATCCCAACGTCTTTATAATAATGATGAGCCTTGATCAGTATTTCATACTTTCTCTCTAAAAATGTTTTACTTCCTTTTGCTTTTGCAAGCAAAATATTTAATTTTTCAACGTCTTCCGATGACTCGCCAGCTTGCTTTTTCATATCAGCAGTAGTTTTCCCATCTGCTGCTTTATATTCAAGTGCTACTTTATTCTTTATTGAATTGGCTTTCGTCTCCAAAAATGAAACTGTTTTGACTAACTTTGCGATATAACCGATTAATATATCGGCTCCATATAATGTTTTTTGTTGTAAAAATTCGGCGTGTGCTATATCGATAGCATTCTCTGATGCTAAAACCGATAGCACATGTTGTATTTCTGTAAGATCGAAGTCAGAGAAGTTGTCATCGAAGCTTTCACCTATGACTTGACCAAGTGTGATTTTTTCTTTCATCTTCCTAATTTACTTACTGTCAGATTTATCCGCAACAACTTTATTTTTAATTTATTTTTTAAGGTCTGACTTTATTTCTTCGAATAATTTGTCGGCTTGTAATTTAATATTAGCGCATAGATCATCAACTTGTTTCTGCATGAGCCTTAACTGTTGATTTTGCATTATAGAACATATAAATAAAAATACTTCCATTGAAGTCTGTCTAGTTGACGGTGGCTTAATATATGTTATATATCCATTATTATCTGAAACAATAAGATCCTGAAACAAGTCTGATCCCTTCATTGAAGGCGGACGATCATATGAAGCACAAATATCTTTATACATTTGATACTCATCATCTGTTAAAAGAACCATTTGATTTGCAATTACTCGTTTTTGCATTTATCCTCTTCGAAGACTTTTTAATTTTTGTATGTGAGCATCATGTCTAGCGCTTTCTTTTGGATCAACATGCATACCGTCGCCAAAAAGATTTGCCATTTGATTTACTTCACTTCTATCTAACCCTTCACCGGCTTCTGATGCGAGATCTATTTTATTTCCTTCATCATCAGTTCCTACGAATTCTTTCGGATCGGCAAGACCAGAACCAGTACGACCCTTGATTATATCAATTGCTCGTTTTGGGCTCAATTTATTTGAGCCAACACCGTCTTCATCATTACCATCTTCACCAGCCCTGCGAACATTTACACCTTTGCCTCTACCCTGCCGCTCTTCGTCTCTAACCGTTGCAGGAAGTTCGTCCTTATTAATTACAATTTCATTTTCTTTTACCTTATGTAATTGAAAATTAGTCATAAGCCAATCTTCGATCTGTTCCATATGATCTTTTGCTTTATTGAGAACGGTTTCCAGATCATTTATAATGAGTTTTACTTCTGGATCAACTATTGCGTTTCCGCACAATGGACAAGAATTGATTGATATTGCATGAGCAAACTTAGCTGGAACATCTTCACTACAAGAATTACATTTCATTGTTATACTTTCTTAGATTTTGATTTACTGGCTTTCTTAGTTTTCTTTGGTGATTTGGTTTTGGTAGTTTTTGATTTTTGTTTATTTAATAGTTTAAGTTTACTAGTATTTGGTGTTAGTGTTGATTGTTTGTGTTTTATTTTAAACCTTGCTAATGTGTCTTCTTGTTTTTGTTTATTTGCTAATTCACTTATCTTTTCATCTCCTAGAATTGTTTCTAATTCTCTAACTACAAAATTTGATGGTTCCTTTACCATTACTTGCCCAAAATCATAGTTTTTAACTATATCAAATGCTTTATACAGATCTTCATCTGTAATAAGTTTATTGATTTTTGCATTTGCCAAAAGAACTTCAGGAATATCTTTATTCTTAAAAAACTCTTCATCATCAACGTTTTCAAGAACATCTAATGGAAGATCGATGCCATACCCACCGTTATCTGCTCTGGCTGACACTGCCTGTAAAACTTCTCTATTTTCATAATTAGATATTTTATCATTTAATTCAAGCAACCACTTATTATATTGGGTAAGTTTTTCACTTAAATCAGATACAATACTTTTTATTTCAGTAAAATCATTTTGCTCTAAGTCTTTAGAGGTATCAATTAGACTATTCATTGACTGGGCTGTTTCATTGGGATCGTAATTTACTTTGGAAAAATCTATTTTGCCGGATTTTATAGCATCTTTGATTTTATTTAAACTTAAATCAATATCACCTAATTGATTTTTAATTTCATTAGTATTATCTGTAATTTTTTCCTGAAACTTTTCAGATACATTAACTACATCATCGTCAGATACGTTTAATTCTTCGGCTGGCTGTCTATAAAAAGATGCTTTATTTCCAATAATACAATCAGGATTATCACTAATACAATCTTCTAATTCTGACACCATTGCTGGTGTATGTTGCGTTGTTTTTACCTGTAGACCTTTACGCCGTGATGACTCATCAAAAATAAAATCATCATCTAAATCATCATTAATAAAACTTTTTACAACACTAACTACATTTTTTATAAACTTAATCATTGTATCCTTTTAGTTATCATTTTCTTCATCATCTAAATCAATTAACCCGTCTGAATATAAATCATCTTCAAGATCGCTTATCATATCATTAACATCATTCACATCTTCTTTTTTATCTACTATATCGGTCTTCAAAACTTTTTTGACAACTTTTTTTGCTTTTAGATTTTTAGGCGCTATTGGCGGGGCGCAATATTCATGAAGATTTTCTAACACAATACCAATTTCATCTCCATAATAATTCACTGAACCTGAAAAATGTATTGCAATTCCTTCCTCAAACTTATATCTACCACCACTAAGATATCGCATACGATCTTTTACCTCTTTCCAGCCATCGGGGAATATTGTAAGACTTAATTGTTCTCCGGTTTCATCTTCAACTGTAATCTTAGCCATATCCTGACCTAAATATTTGGATCCCTCTTTTTTTACTTTTAACATAAAAATATCTTTAACTTCTGCTTTTACTGATCCAACTTTTGTTTTATTCTCTAATTTCTTGATTTCATTTGCTTTTGTTGATTTTCCATCAAAAAATCCAATGTATGCCTTATCTTTACCGCATATGAATGCTTCGCCCATGCATTGAACTTCAAGTGCGTATAGTTCTGACAACGACCAGTCTTTTTCTACAGGCCAAGAATATTCAAAATGCTCTATTTTAGGATCGTGTTTTTTTAGCCAGACTTGCAGTTTCTTTTTATAATCTTGACAATATAAAAATACTAAATGTCTAGGTATACCAAAACTATCTAAACAACCACTAACTGCTAACGCCTGAATAGTATTAGATCTCATTTTAGAAAAATCTGATCTAAGCATAAAATCATCAAAACTTATGAACGGTCGCTTCACCATAATATCTTTTATGGCATCATCACCAACATTTTTTAATGCTTCAAAACCAGTCAATAACGATCCGTCCTTTTGTATCTGATATGTAATATTGGATTTATTTATATCTGGCTTATCTATTCTAATACCAGACTTTCTAATCTCTTGTTTTATCTTTTCTATATTTTTCTTTGCAACCTTTGCATTTGTAGAACGAACCTCATACATTAAGTTAGCAAGAAGGAACTCTGTTGGAAAATGTGCTTTTAGATATGCTGTGTGAAAAGATATCATTGAATACAGAACCGCGTGAGAACAATTAAAACTATATTTACCAAACGGTTCAATAATTTCATGCCATATTTTTATAGCAATCTTATTTGGTATTTTGTTCTTTCCGGCGCCGGCAATAAACTCTTGTCTCCACTTTTCCGCCTTTTCTGGGTTTTTACCTTTTTCTTTTGTTAATTTTCTCAACTTATCTGCTTCATCAAGCTCCCAACCGGCAACATCCTTAGCAAGGATCAGCAAACTTTCATCATATAGAGGAAACCCATATGTATGTTTTAATGCATTTTCAAGACTTGGATGCAATAACTTTTTTTCATTTTTACCTTCTCTTACTTTAATAAAATCCTCTCTAATCTCTTTCGATGCGGGGCGAGCAAGCGTAGTTATGATCGCAAGATCATCTATACTTTTTGGTTTTATTTTTTTACATAAATCTATAGTTCCAGCTGATGTTCCGAATTGGAACACCCCGAATGTATTACCTGATGTAATTAAATCATATGTTTTTTTATCATATGCTTCGTAATCTATTTTAGGAACTTGTTTTCCACTTTGTTTTATTAGATCGTTAGTTTTTTCTATAATATCTAATGTTTCTAGACCAAGAATATCTATTTTTACTATGCCTGCTTCTTCTGCTCTATCTTTATCTAATTGAATTGATATCGTGCCATCTTTATCTATTCTCGTTGGAATAACTTGTGATATCGGTCTATTTGATATAACTATGCCAGAAGCATGAACCCCGTTAGCTCGAGGTTTTTCACATATAGTTTTATATTCATCTATTTGAGAATATTTTTTAATATATTCAGAAAGAACCGGTGCATGTTTTATAGCGTCTTTCCAATATCTTATTGGAACATTATCAATCTTATCAGGAATAATAGCAGATATATCTGCTCCGAGTTTAACCGCAGCCTTACGATCTCCACCTAATTCTAATGATCTGCATAAATCTTTTACATATACCTTTGGTGTTATATAAATAAAATTATTTACCTGAGCAAACTTATCTTTTCCATACTTATCTATAATATAATTTATTACTAAATCTCGTTTTTCTTTTGAGATATCATTATCAATATCTGCGAATGAGGTTCGTTTCTTACTGAAGAATCTTTCGAATACAAGCTTATATTTTATTGGATCAGCCATATGAATACCGAGAAGGTATGCTACTAATGAACCTCCCGCTGAACCTCTTCCTGGCCCAACCGGTATATTATTATTTCTTGCCCAATTCATAAAATCTGCTGTAATTAACATATATGAACTAGTTCCACAATAATATAAAACATCCAATTCTTCCTCAAACCGTTTCATATATTCGTCTTTATATTTTAATCCTGTTCTTTTTAGCTCATTTTCACATCTAAATCTAAGGAAGTTTTTATCTTCATCTAACGCTTTTCTTTCACTGGATTGTTTTTGCATCCATTCACAAAACTCAGGATAGTCTTTTTCATCTCTTACTGGGAAAACCGGAAGTTCTTTACCTCCGGGATTAGAAAACTTTGGTTCAATCCAATCGGATTTCTCACATAAATTAGAAAAATAGATTGTATTTTCACATATTTTATCAGCAAACTCATCACTATAATTTCTTGAAAAGAAAGATTTTACCTCATCATAAGATTTTAGATACATATCATTTGTATCAAACTTTATCCTTGCATTAGAATATGTTGGCTGCATTGAACCTATTGCAAGCAATGCATCTTCAATTTTAGCCTGCTCTCGTTTTATATACCTTGCTGAGTTTGTTGGAACAACTTTTAAATTCAATTTTTCTGCAAGCCTTATGGCATGTGCGTTTGTGAATTGTTGATTTATACCAACTGTAAAATTATTTGCCTGACGAACTAAATTATGCGTTTGAACTTCAACGCCGAGATTATCACCATAAATACCAACTAATTTTTTTAATGTATCCTCTGCTTCATCGAAGTTCTTATTATTAATTAATTGCCCTACAATGCCATTAGCACATCCTGTAAGACATATTATACCATCTGAGTATTTTTGTAAAAGATTCCAATCTAAAACTGGAAAAACCTTTTTTGTAATTACTACCGGGTTATCAAAACCCTCTTTATTTAAATGAAGTAGATTCTGATATCCAATATAATTTTTAGCTATTAGGACAATAAATCTTGGTCTTTGTTCATCATTCTTATTTGAATCACGAAAATAAAACTCACATCCAATTATTAGTTTTACACCGGTTTCTCTTGATGCTTTTAGCGCGTCCCAGCTTGCTGCTAACGACCCTGTATCGTTTATTGCTACTGCTGATTGACCCAGCTCTTTTGCCCGTATAAATAAATCTTTTGGAGATATCAATGATTGAAGTAATGAAAAATGACTATAATTATGAAGCGATACAAACTGACTCATACTTTTTCCTTTTTGGTTTTAGCACTAATAACTGCCTACGAAGGGACTGTGCTTCTAACACGTAGAAGCATGTATTTGTGCGTTTATTTATTTAATATAATTTTTTTAATAACATCATCTTGCGGATGATTATCTCCTTCATATACATATATGCGTTCAATTTTAGAAAATCTATCTTTCCAAAACTTTTTATTCTTGGATTTTCTAATCAGAAGTAATTTAAGTTCCTGATATTCAATAACTCTTTTATCATACAACGTATGAGCTAATAATTTTACGTCATCCCAATATTCTAATAAAATCTTTTCCGTCTTTTTTTGAATATTTTTTTTAAAATTAGCTGTGTCTTTTCCGGATGCAGCTAAATTATTATACCTAATAGTATCTGAGGCAAGTTTAATATCATGAGATGTTCCAACACGTAAATTCATTGGAAGTTTCTGTGAACCAGTTAAATCCTTATGGATTATCCTTTCACCAAGCAAACCAGCATATTCTGCTTGCAGTTCTAATAATAGAATAGCTCTTTTTAATTCTGTGTCATTCATTCCGAATGACGTATACCATAACGCGCTTCCATCTTTTATTTCACCGTTTTTAACATTTACATAATATACTTGAAAAAAATTATGAAGAGCAACGATTGTATGTGAAGACTCATGAAACGACATAAATATTAACTCATAATCTGATGCATCCTTTGCCTTTACATCTTTCATACGAACCCTTTTATTTATATTTGTTTTAATATATCTTCTAACTCTATGATATTATTATTACAATTAGCCGTTTTACATTTTATATTTAACCTATTCGAACCGAACGGTCCGATTGCAACTAAATCTAAACTTTCCATATAAAATAACCCAAGATTAGTATATGATTTATTTTCAAGGAATGGCGAACCAGCAAAAAACTTAATATGCGTCTTATCCAATGGAACATTTAATTCCAATAAAATCTGACCTTTATTACATTTGCTACAAGATGCTGTATTGAGTATAGTTTTTTTTACGGTCGCCACGGCGTCTTTCGTGGCATATATGGAGAACTATCGTTTCGATCCTCATCCTTTTCTTGTTCTCGTATTTTTTTCAGTATTTTTCGTTTTAAACGAGGTAATCCTCCACCAGCGCCTAAATCGTACGGACTTATATTTTCACCATATTTGTTTTTCATTCACTAACCTTTTATTTTAGATTATTTTTTAACCATTCTTTGCACACTTGCCCATGGGCAATACTTTCATAAATATCATCTTTTGCTCTATGTGCTTCTGCCTTTGGGAATGGTTTTGCTCCCTGTGATTGGCAAAATAATTTAATCGCTGAAATATCCATGTGTCTATGGGACAATCGTTTAGCAAACTCTGGCATATGAACGCGAATAAAACTGTGATCAAAATGAATAGATGAGCCTGCTAATGTTGGCTTCTCCTCTTTATTTTCAACTACTGGAACTAATTCTAATAACTCTTGTTGTATTTGCTTAATATCTTTACCATTTATACACGCTTCGAATAATCCATTCTTAGTGTGCATGTCAATAATAAATTTATCTAACTGTTCCCATTTTTGATTTGGGCGAGCCGGGAAAAATACGGGTGCGTCGTAAATCAATTTTGCATTAAACGGATCAGTTAATTCTGCTTCCGCTATTGCAATTTCAAGTATTTCATTTTTTTGAGGATCTAATCCTGTTGTTTCTATATCTAGCCATAATAATTTCATTTTATTTATTTTTCTATTAGTTTCTAGTTATTTTGACGGTTTCTACATACATTCTAATTACGTTTTTGCCTTCTGGACAATCACAAGTAGCTAACATATATCCACCTTCCAGCGGTGCTCTACAACTATGATTTTCCCACTCTAACAACGCATTACAGTCTGGACATATATCTCCATAATATGCTTGTTCATGTATTTCCTTGGATGAATATATACATTTATCTTCGAATAATTTTCTCATTAATTTAAATTAATCCCACGGCTTTCAAGTGTAAAAATGCAGAACTGGATTTTTGCATTTTCGGAAGCCTTTGATTCTGAATACGGTTTACCTAAATCCTTAACAATTTCTTTGGCACCATTAAGTTTTTCATCGTTTTCTTTGGCGGAAGCAATCTCATATAAATTACCTTCACACGTGAGAATACGAGCCTTAATTTCTTCATCACTTAAACCATTGACTGCGTCAACGAACTCTGGGCTCAATTTCTTTAATAATTTTGCTGGAAAATCTTTATTATCACTCATTTTATTTACCTATTTCTTTCTATTTGTTTATTCAATAATTTTACAATTTTTACTTAAAAATTCAAGCGTAAATTCATCTTTTATTCTATTTAAAAATAATCCCAACTGACCATTTTTATATAATTCCTCAAACACCTTTTGAGGCTCTTGTGTGTGTTGTTGTAGATTAGCTTGGGCTATTTTCAATAATTCTTCTTGACCAAGTTGCGCGTCCAACTCTACTCCCCTAATTTTATCAAGCACGAGCGACAACTTAATATTATTTTCAGCCGAGGCTATGAAAACCTCTTTTTCTTGATCTGATATTGTATTCCAGTCTTTTCTATTATTACGCGCATTTATTTGAGCTTCTGCTACTGATATCCAATCAGGAATGAGGAAGTCATGACTCTCCACCAATCGTTTTGCAATTTGATCAACAACTTGCGCTTTCTCTAATTCTTTTACGCGGTTTCCAGCCATAGTATTAACATTTTCCATCAATGCATTCAATGACTCTAACCCAACCGACTTAGCCAAGTCATCATCCAATGCGGCTGGTGATACTTTACTACCCATATGTAATTTTACTTCAAACTTAAGTATCTGATTATTATACTCTGGTTTAATTTTAGCATCGAATAATAGCTCAAACTCTCTTGTTTCCCCGGCTTTCATACCAAGTATATTCTCGCTGAAGCCCGGAATATCAATTTTACCAACGCTAACCAATTCGCCAGCATTTTTGAAACTTTCAATAGCAACTCCATCTTTGAATGCCTGATAGTCAATGACAACATTATCACCCATTTGAACAACGTCATCTTCACCGTATGCTGTTGTAATACCATTACGATCTCGTAGTTCTTGAAGCATTTTTGCTCCAAGTTCGTCGGCTGATATACCGACTGCTGGTTTTGGGATCTCAAAATCTTTATATGTTTTTAGCTCAAAATCTGGTTGTTTGTGAAGCGAAAACTCACAACTAAACTTATTGTTATCTAATTTTATTTGTGTAAATTGGGGGCGACCGAATGGCTTTACATCTTTTTCGAATAATGTATGTTGAACCGCAGCCTCTGCCAATTCCTGTGTTAGGGCATTTTGTATTTCTTTTTTGAAGTGAGTTTTTATTGCTTCCGGTGTAGCCTTATTTTTACGGAAGCCCGGAACTTTATATCCCTTAAATTTAGTTATTACTTCATTTCGTTTTTCGTTGATTTCATTTTGATCGGCTTCAACTTGAACGAGGATTTTGCAGTATTCAGTTTCTTGTAATTGGATTTGCATTTTTATATCTTTCCTTTATAAATTACCATTTCACTTCACCATGATTTGTATCACTAAATGTATTAGTGTTTCTATTAATTTTGTTCATAAACTCCGATCCCTCTTTACATATCGCTAAATGATCGCAGTAGCCACACAATCGTGTGGGAGTTGCTTCCCATAATTGTTCGTCCTCTATGTCTTTTGCATAAGACTCGAATTGATCTTTTATTTGCATAATCTCATCTATATTAAAAACTTTTTCGATACGCTCGAACCCATGGCGAACTAATATATACGATCCTCGTATTTGTTTTATACTAGAATCTTCGGTCGCAAGCACGTATGCATATGTCTGTAATTGAAGCCAATCATTTAAAAGATATTTTTTATCCCTTGTTGTCTTGTAATCTCCAACATTTAATATACCATCATGATCAATCTGTATTTTATCAATCATACCGTTCAATATAATATGATCTGTTATAGGAAAACTGAAGTTTTTCTCTACTGCGATTACATCTTTTAATGTATGCTTTTCATTAGTTATTTTTTGTAAATAAGCATCTATCATAGCAAACGCTTCTTTTTTACTATCTTCGGACATTGATTTTCCGAACTCTTTCATAGCAACTCTGTATGCCCGACCCATTACGACATGGAGCGGCTCATCCGTACCATTCAAAAATGATTTATGAAACTCCTCAAGTACTAAGTGAACGAACTTACCAAGCGTATGAAACGCCCAAGTTTTACGAGGAAGCTTCATTTCGTATGTATAGTAGTATTTTTTCTTACACTGCGAAAACGTCTTGACTTTTGAAACACTGAGTTTTAATTTTTTAATTATATTTTCTGTTTGTTCTACTGACATTCTAGTATTATATATCAGCAGATTTTATAGCGTAAGCTGTAAGATATTAATTTTATTTCTTTTCAGCATGCCTAGCACGGCGGGAGCCATCAATGATATTCTGTTTGGCTGAATACGGACGCAAGTTAGATAGCGCCCACGCTAATTGAAAATTATGATGGTCAAGGCTGTCGTATGGAAAATCTGAATGAGGATCTTTATGATCTAATTGCCACTTCCATGTTAATGGATCTTTATCATCCCAAGTTTCGAATATGTAATCTCCGTGATTTTCCCAATTCATCCACGGCTCGAATAATAATTCAATATGCTGAATTAACTCCTCTGGTGTATATGGAAGTTTTGCCCAACAAGAAGATTTATTTTTAGATACTCCGCGTTCTTTAAATACTTTACGAATACTACCAGATACAAGCAGTCTAAACCTAAATATTGGATCTATTTTTATTCTTTCACATACATATTCTGCATGTCGCTTATTTATTTCCTGTTTATTATTTTGATAATACAACTTATCATATTCTAACTTATTAGACCTATCCTCTTCCGAAAAAGAATCTCTGTATTCTTTCGCTTTTTGTCTCAACATCTCTCTATTTTTGTTTCTATATTCTTCCGTAGAATAGGCAACACATATCTTACAAATTGAACTTATTTGTATATATTCTGATACCGAATAGTCTTGTTCTTTTTTATCTTCTCCACAATTTGTGCATATTTTATTTTCGTATGTATTTACAAAATCTTCTTTTCTTTTTTTATATCTTTTTTTATCTTTTTCCCTAACAGTATTTAAATTATTTAATCTATACTCACGATCTAATTCGTTTTTACACATACGACATAATCCAGATGATCTTTTAAATTGTGATGGTTGCCATTCTTCTTCTGGCTTTTCTTGTTTACATTTTGTGCATATTTTAACTGTCTTTTTCACGTAAATCTCCTACGTATAAATATATCACTTTATACATATTTTTACGGTAAAAAACAACAATTTTTAATGTAAAACTACTCTCTGATTCCATACCCATTTGAACACCATGCCAGCGCCGTGTTCGCGAGGAAACACCATGTTATACAATGCTCCAACATCCTGTTTGGTTGGCTGATGAGGGAACGAAGATATAATCCAACGATTAACCGTATTATCTCTATAATAGCAAGTCCACATTTGAGTTCGTGGATTAAACTCTCTTCTAACGAATGATCCTTGTGTTGGTGGACTATCTAATGCGGTATTCATAAGCATTACGCCGTCTCTTACTATCTCTGTGTTTTCTAAACTAAAATCACCTCTATTTATTATTACTGGATTTGTTGGGTCTTCTGTGGTTGTATCTTGGTAAACAACCAGCGCTCTTGGATTAAAGATTTTATCACTTGTGCTGCTCTGCTCCTGTGTATATTCCATTGGAGCAGATTTACCAATTATTCTTGTTTTAGCTGGAAGATTACCAACACCAATTTTGACTTCACCTTCTGCATTTGTAGTAGAATATATTTGTTTAAACTTATTATTGACTGATGAAGGATTATTTACGAAACCAGCTGGATTACCGCTTCCATCGAAACCTGATGGTGTTGCAGGCTGTGATTCATTATAAACCGTCACGCCAGCATTTTGAGTTCCTGTATATTGAAAATTAGTATTTTGACCATCTGTTCCGAACGGATATAAGCTGTTTGTTGAGCTTGCATTATTCAGATTTGTTGTAGCGGAACGTGATACTCTCGCTCCAACGGCATATGCTGGTAATTGATCTGGTGTTGTTGAATATGTTTGTGTTATGATTGCCGAATTATCTACACCGTTTGTAGCGAATACATTTAACACAACATTTAATAATGTTTGTGGCATAATAATTGGAACCGTATAAACTGGCGAAAATGTATTTGGTATTGAACCATCAAGACTGAAAAAAATGGTGGCAGGCTCATTTGTACTAAGAGATATAGTATCAGGAATGCCTGGAATAGTTTGAGTTGTGCTTGCCGTTATAGTAATATTAATGACTGACATTGTAGTATAATACTATTTTATACGCAATTCATTCATTATCTGCCTAACCTCTTCTGACAACACATCAATCGAATAATCATTATGTATTACTTTATCAAAACTTTCATTTGGTATTTGTTCTTGTTCTACTTCTGAAACATCAACTCCACTATTAGTTCCTTTTCGTAAAATCCTAATTAGGTAAAACCCTTGCTCACGTAAGTAATTAAATTCATTAATAAATCTACAATCAGAAACTATATATGCTGACTTATATCTACTGCTTGATGTACGATCTATATTAGGTACCCAATTATTTAAATCATAATCTAAATTATATATCCATATATTTTCATTATACTCACGCGCGTACTTACCTATATCTGTTAGCCCGCTTCGATATGTTAAGGGTTTTCTATGAAAATCTCTATTAAGGAATTTGTTTGATATTACCTTTTCCCTTAATTCACTTGCTCCATACAAGCATTCATTATCAGCACCCGGAAACATAATTTTCATAATTTCCTTCATTGGATCTGCGAATGCTCTTATTCTATATTCATCTCGATTTAAATCTAAATGTGTAACTATTAGATCAGCAACTGTATTTTTTCCGGTTTTCGCTTTTCCGCTTAGCCCAATTCTCAATTGACGATTACCAATCATTTGCTACCTTTGCCGTTGATACGAAGTTTTCATCCTGCTCTACAACTATAACGTGATTAAATTTTGTTTTCAAGTCTTTATTATGTGTTATTACAAGAACTTTCATTTCTTGACTTAGTTTCTTTATCACTTCTTCGAAAAACTCAACATTAATATCATCAAGACACTGATCTACTTCGTCAATCAATAACATCTGCATCGACACACCAAGGCGCTTGGTGAGCACGGATGCCAACCCAAGCCTCAGGGCTAATGCTACAATTAGCTTCTGCGCGCCGGAGAGCTGTTCATACTCGAACGTGTCGTTATTCATTAAAAATTGAATATCGAGCGTATCATCCTTGTCGCCATCGGTTCGCTCTTTTTCAATTATAAACTGCATAACAATACCAGGATGTAATTTAGATATGTATTGATTTGTTTCATACATAAAATCATCAAGGATAGTTTTTGTTATTAATGCAGGAATACCTTTACTACCGAATGCTGAAACCACTTTACTATGAATAGTATACTTCTTTTCTAAGACCGATATAATCTCTTTATATTCTTTTATTTTTGCTATATCTAATGTTCTTTGTTCTATCTTATGATTTAGAACGGCTGATTTATTTGATATACCAGATATCTCTTTATTTATTATCTCTATTTCTTGTGAAACTAACGATATTTTATTTTTTATATTTGATATTTCTAATTTTAGATTATTTGTTATATCCGAATTATCTTGTGGCTTATTTGATATAAATAAATCAAACTCTTGTTGTTTATTACCGTGCTCTATTTTTGCTTTTTCTAAAAGATTATTGAACTCAACAAAAACTGATTTCTTTGTTTCTATCTCTTTTTCTTTATTTTCTAACTGCTGATTTTTACTTGTTAGCAACACTATGATATTTTCTGATTGCTGTAATTCTTCTTTCAGTTTTTTATCTTGGTTATTTAATAATACTATATTTTCTTGTGCTAGCTTAATCTTATTAGTGTAATCTTTTATTTCCTGATCAATTGCCTCTTGACAAGATTTTACCTCATCCTCCGTTATAATGCGACGGCAATGTTTGCATTTACCGCCCGATGGTAATGGTATTTTTAATTCGATTAACTTAGAATTAGAATAATTTACTGATGCTTTATTTTCAATTATATCTTTTGATAGATTTTCTATATCCTGTTTTATTATATCTTTTGCACGGAACGCAGAAAGATTAATTTTAGATATCTCATCTTTAAGATTTTTTACTTCTTTTATTAAAGAAGTACCATTGTCTTTGATCGATGATACCTTTTTATCATATTCTTTTACTATATTGAAAAACTTAATGGTATCATTTTCTAGTGATTTATACTTAAGTAAGTATTCTTTTGTATCTTTTTCGAGTATTTCTAATTCTTTCGTCAATGAAAGATATTTATTACTTTCAGTATCATACTTGTCTTTTAAGACCAATGCTGAATTGTTTTTATTATTAGCCAACGTGGATAGTTCCAACAACTCTAAGGTAAATTGTTGAATATCATTTTCAGGTGAACCAATTGTTGAAAGAATAGTTTTATTTTTTTCTATTTCTTTTACTAAATCTGATAGTTTTTTGCTGGCTATTTTTTCATACTTACCATATACACTTAAATCTAAAATCTCTTTGAGTATTTTCTTACGAGCCGATGGCGTTGATGACGCCAATCCTGTCAGATCCATTTGACCGAAGAATGCAGAATTACAAAATGTCTTGTAGTTTATTTTTATTATTTTCTGTATTTCTTGTTCTGTTTGTGAATTTGTTCGCTGAGTTAAATCATTCCATTCATCATTTTCTTTACAGAAAAGACGAACGTCTGAGCCAGTTTTAATGTGTCGGGAACGAGTAATACGATATATTTGATTATCAAAACTTGATACAAAATCGAACGAAACTGTGCATTTTTGCGTTGTTTTACGAATTACCTTGTCTAATGATGAATAGTCTGTTTGATTAAATAAAACAAAACGTATAGAACCGAATATCGTACTCTTTCCACTACCATTACTACCACGTTCATTGCCACGAATTTTACCAGTAATTAATGCACAATTAAAATCATCGAAGTTAATTTCGCTATCACTATGCCCACAAAAATCTTTGAGGATTAGCTTTAATGGTTTCATACCGCTTCCTTTACGATCTCATTAGCTAACTGAATAAACTCTTCTTTAATATCCTGATCAACATTCTCTTCCGCATATAACCTGATTGCCGTTGCTGGATTTATAGTGTTATCAATTCCATCCAATTCAGTGTTTTTCTTTATCGTTGATACTTTACGCTCTTCACTGATTCTTGATACATGAAACGTTCCAAGATCATTTAGATATTTTTCTATTATACCTCGATCAACATTTATCACGTCTTGACTATCCAATGTAATATTAAGTTTTACAATGGATTTAGCCAAGTCCTGCTTATTGTCTTTTAATTCTTGAAGTACATACGCCGTTGCATCAGTAATATTTTCAGGAACGGATATTGATACTTGATTTAATCGACGCGTGGGTATGCGCACGTACGTATGGTGTGGTGAATTATCAGGGTCTATAATAACTATATATTTATCTTGTTTTGACTCTCCGAAGTTGGAGATATCCATAGACCCAATGTGCGCGACAAACGGAGATCCGCTTAATTCTTGGAACGCATGTATATGACCAAAAAACGTGTAATCATAATCCTTAAACATATTTATTGGACAAAATAGTTCGTTTATAGTATCATCAATTTCATTCAATGCTGGGATCGAACCTTCCAATGCTAAATGCCCAACTGCAACTTTCATATTATGACGACTTATTTCAGCCAACTCATATGGTAATTTATCTCTGAGTATGGATACAGCCTCATCATGAGTATTTACATTAAATGATCGTCTATCGCGGAATGGCAGCATTGTATAAGAAACTCCATTCATATGGATAGTGTTTATCGTTTTATGAATGAAAACACTCTCTATTTCCGCACTGTTTATTATATCTAATGCCGAAACTTGATGTTGACCCGATCTTAAAAGATCGTGATTTCCTAATAATATATGAACACTAATATGATTATCAGAGCACCGTTTTAACCATTCAATCAATAAAACTATAATTGAACTACTTGGTGTTGGAACATCAAAAAGATCACCGGTTATTATTATTGTATTAATTTCATTATCAATCGCTTGATTGAGAACCCAATCCAAAATCTTGAACTGGTCTATAACCCTTGAATTTAATTGATTTCCAATTACCGGCTTACCAGATACTGACTGTGCTCCTAAATGGGGGTCCCCCAAAATTATTGATTTATTGTTCATTAGTAAACTTCTAACTTCTTTCCAAGTTTATCTATTAATTTTTTTAAACCATCTACTTCTAATGTATGCTTTTCCATCATTGTATCATATACAAGTGTTAATTTTTCTGCATATTCAATTGCTACATCATCATTAGCATTATCATTTATAAAATTTCTAATTTTTGATGAAAACTCTAAAATAGCCGTTTGACGATCAAAATAATCTTTATTATCTATAACTACATTATTATCAATATAGTAATTATCAATTATTTTTTGAGCTGCCTGTTCTTGACTAACACCTTCCATTATAGAAACTAATTGAACTGCTTTGCCACCGACGCCGCAACCGAAACAATTAAATGAATTAGTTTCAGCATAGTAGAAAAATGATGGACTTCTATCATTATGATTTGGAAACGGACAACATATTTTAGTTAGTCTGCCACCGTAGCCATCAAAATTTATACCATATGACTTAAAAATAGTCATTAAATCAGCGGTATTAGCCCGCTGAATAAGTAATTTTATAGCATCTCTATCATCTGTTGAAGCAGCCCAACCTTCGTTTTGTGTTGGGCTGTTGCTATTTCGTTCGGAGTTATATTGTATCTTTGACATAATGATATATAATTACTGTATTGTTCTTTTTCTTCTACAATTAGATTAAGCAACTTCTCTTTTGTGATCATAGGATCATTACACTGCTTTATTTGTTTTGACTTCCAGAGCCAACACATTTAATGCCTTTTCGAGTCGTTCTAACTTATAATCAATTTCATTCATAGTATCGCGTTGAATAAGTAGTATCTTCATCATCAACATTGCTAATGCAACACCGCCAGCCCCTTCTGGCTGATTTTCATCACTATTAATATCATTAGCCAGAATTGTTAAATTACTCAGTGTCTCCATCTCAATATCTTTATTGATTTGAGTTTTATTGGCTGCCAACCTTTTATCTGCAATTATAGCCTTGAATTTACTACCAAGCTCAAAACTTCTCTGTTTATACTCTTCAATTTTATTGAATGCTTTATCTGCTTGCTCATTAAAAGCAGCAGTGGTATTTGGTTTTGGTTGCGGGATTGATGAGTTTTGATTATCAACCTTCAATCCTTTTCTTTTTGGATTATTTGCCGAGGACATGATTTCGACTAATGATGATTATATCGTTTTGAACTTCAAGGTTATATTTTGAGTTTTTTTGATTTGCTCCAATTGCAGCTTCTAATGCTGGAATAAATGCTGACACCTTATATTTAAGGAAACATTTTGTTGGATCTAATGGAAGTGGATCACAATACTGTGATACGATTTGATTCGGAATTGCGAACATCAAAACTTCTTTATCTTTGATCTCATCCCAGATTTTATCGCCTTCGGTTGGTGGTGCTTTTGGTTGTACGACTACTGTGTGTTTTTTGTCTGTTGTCATTTTCTTACTCCGTTTTATTGTCATTTGTTCAGTGTCCCTGCAATAATAAGTCTATATCAGTTTTTGCCATCATCCCATTAATTCTTTTTAATTCTTTTCCGTTATCTATTAGTAATAATGTTGGGATCTCCATTATTCCGAATCTTTTTCCTATACTATCAAAATAACATATATCGATGCATAATGTATCTAAATGATTAGATATTTGTTCTACAACTGAAAACAACATACTGGCAATCGGATGGCACAATTCCGAGGAATAAAAACATAATACTATTTTTTTATTTGTACTAAAATCATTTTCAGAAGTTAAAAACTGCATTAGTTTTTGGTTTGTTTAACTTGTTTTTCTTCTAAAAATTTAATAACACTTTGTGATATCTCTTTAATCTCTTTTACTAAATCATCAGCTGTACATAGTTTTTTATTTATAAGTATTTTCTCAATTGCATTTACTCGTAAAATTAAATCAGCTACCAACAAGTCCATCTCTTTATTACCTGTATCCATCTTATTTTCCTTTATTTTTTAAAATTTTGATACTTAGTTTCCCTCTATACATTAACCACAGCATCTCTTATATTTTTTTATTTTTCCAGTTAATGGATCAACTTTTCCACAAGGACATATATCATTAGGTCTTACTTTTGTCTTTTTTTCTTCTTGTAAAAGAAAATCAGGTAAAAGACGATTATTCCAATGATCAATTTCATGCTGTGCTACAACTGCCATAATACCAGTCAATATCATGGCGTGAGGATATACTAAATTATCTACTATATGCACTTCATTATAGCGAATCGAATCACCAACTAATTTAGGAAAACTCAAACACCCTTCTCCAAGAAACTTGAATTGATCATATTTATTTTGTATTTTACAATTTACTAAATTAACTTTATGATTATCATCTATACGAATGATAGCAACATTTTTATGTATATTACATTGTATTGCGGATAGCCCAATACCGGGTCTTCCCATACGCTCACTATATTCTAATTCACGCTCCAATTGCTCTACAATGGCTCCCACTTCGTTTTCGGAAGCATTTGAACATGATTGTCGTAAAATCTTTTCATCTGTTATTATCATCTTACATCTAATTTAAGAAACTTTTTTAATTCAGGCAACCGACGAAAAATAATTTTATTTTCCGCCCCCGCAAGCCTTGCAGCCTCTGCGTGTTTTAATATCCAATGGCTTAGTTAAACGTTTCAAACATATAGAACACATATTCTGTTCCGTACTACATCGATCACATATACAAGAAAGATTATTAAGTATTTTTCCCTTGCAACGCAAACAAGTTCTTTCTGTATTTAGTATTGCTAATTTACTACAATTTGGACACAACATATATTTACTTAACTTCTTTTCTTTGGTGTTTTGTGTCGTGTCCTGTTAGCCCCTTCATCGTGATTTCTCTTTGAGGACAACGGTCTAAGGTTAGAAAGATCCCATACTTTTAGAAAATTAGGGTGATCCATACTATCATACGGGTAATCAGAATGAGGTTTTATATGATCTATTTGCCAAGTCCAAGTAGCAGGATCTTTATCATTCCATTTTGATTTTATGTAATTACCATGATTTTCTTTTGTCATCCATACTTCTCCATTTGGCCCAAGACTATCAGGATGGGTAAAAAGATTTTCTAAGTGCGCGCATAACTCTTCGCTTGTGAATGGAAGTTTGGTTTTACAAGATTTTCCTTGTTTTGATGAACCTTGACTTTTTAACATATATCTTATTATTGCGGATACATTAAACATAAATTTAAATGAAGGGTCTGTTTCTCTTTTATTTGCAATATAATTAATTTGATACTCTATTCTTTCACTCCTGTGTTCTTCATAATACCTATTTGCCTTTTCTAAAATAGACTCTTTATTATCTTTATAAATTTTATATTTTCTTTTCTTTGATTCTTCTTTGTTATCTTGGTAATGCTTTCTTTTTCTTTCTCTGATTTCTTCTTTATGAGTCTGGTTATAATTTCTACAATATAATGCTATTTTTTCTTTATTTTCAATTATCCATTTTTCTTTTTGTTTACGAACACAATCTTTACACCTTCCTTTTTTAAACTTCGATGGTGTATATTCTTCTTTTGCTTTATTTAATCCGCATCCTCTACATACCTTATACATTTTCATAAATACCTATATAAATGCTGTTTTATACATAAAAAAAATAGGACACAAAACTATTAAGTAGTGTGTCCTATTCATATTACCGAGTGATTATTTTGAGGATTTTTTACCTTTTTTAGCACTCTTTTTTGCACTCTTTGTAGTCTTTGTAGACTTTTTTGCTTTAGCCATGTATCACCTCCTTTGAAGGCTTAATTGCCATCAACTTATATATTGATGACGAGTTATTGATTTATTAAGTTAAGTTTTTACTTATTTTTTTAAATATTTTTCCCAATCCTTATGCCAACCGTCCTCGGTGGACATATAATGTATATGTTCCAATGGAACTGTTGGTTCTCTAATTAATTTCATTCCTGATTCTTCTAATGTTTTACTGCTCTTTTTTGAATTACATTTCTTACAAGCAACTACACAATTCTCGAATGTTGATTGACCGCCTAATGTTTTAGGAAAAACATGATCAATTGTTGCTTGTGTAGATTTTAAGACTTTCCCACAATACTGACAACTATACTTATCTCTCTTTAATACATTTAACCTTGAAAAAACTATTCCTCTTTTAGAAAACTTCCTAAAAACATAATATTTAAGCTTTATAACCGCCGGTAAATGCATAACACCACTGCTAACACGAAACTTTATATTGTCCCATACTGATATAACTTCTGCTTTACCTTTATAAACTAATCGTAGTGCTTTCTTTTCTTTTATGAACGCAATAATCTCATCAGTATAATTTAGTAGTAATGTTTTCTTATTATCCATTGATTAATTTTTCTAACGATACCTTTATGTCTTCATTCATTGTTGCTGGTGCTTGATTTCCAACGCATATCCAACCTTCTCGCTGACGTCTCGCAAACATTTCTAATTTATTGGCTTTTGGAAACATTAGGTCGAGTGAGTTTTGTAAATCCTCTGGCTTCTGAGAATGTTTTAGATTTGTAGCAAAAGAAACTGATCGTTGAGATCGGTTTTCTAATTGTTCATATATACCGTTATTATTCGTTCCAATGAGACATATCTCGTGTGATTGTCTAAATAATCTGCCCATCCCGAATGACAATAAGTTTTTTATAATATATTGAACTTTATCTTGCAATTTCTCAAACGTATATAGTTGTTTATTAAGCAACTCATAAATTGAAGTTTCCTTTTTTGATTTACACCATACATAAGTTTGTTTCTGTTTAAACCCCCAAGCATTCATGGTATCCATACCATCTTGTAGTAGGGAACTTGGAACCCACAATGCTAAAAGACATCCATTCGGATCAGCGATTTGTTTTACTGGAAGATCACATATGTGTTTAATAGACATTGTGCCGTTGTAATTTGCCTCGGCACCACGCTTAACATCTGACATTTTTAATTTATCTTTAAATCCACCCCACGGTGGATCTGAAACAATAACCTGAAACTTCATACAAAATATATCACTTTCCTAATATCTCATTTATTCTATCAATTAGATTATCTATAACAAGAACTTTTATCTTTTGCGCGTTTTCTTCACGTTTTTCTGCTAACTGGTTATACTTCTTACTAACTTTAAACAATCTATTGTAATCTGTCAACTTAAATTTACTTTTTTCATTTGGGATGCTGTCAATCCATTTATCTAAGTTTTCTGGCATCTCCGGTATTTCGCTTAACTCTTTCGATATATCAACCAATTCTTTATTTAAATTAACCTGATGGTCAAAAAGTTCTTGCATTTTTAGATATTTTTCAACAATTTCATCACTTACTTCGGTGTAGCCGTCCATAATTATCTATTCATTATTACTACTGGAAGTATCAATGTTGAACTTGAATTACCAATAGTTATATTTTGCGTAGACTGTAAAACTTTTTTCGTTGCCGTATCTGTTTTAGATATTTTAACTATGTATTTTCCCGGTCTTAACATAGCTTGCCATTTACCAACTGCATTGGTTTTTGTTTTATGAATTTCATTACCATTTTCATCTGATATTAAAATTTCAGACATAAAAATATCCTTTCCAGTTTGATCGGAAACTCTCTGTATTACCGGAACCTTTTTATCGCTTCCAGTCGTCTGTTGGGGCTTGGGTGCTGGCTGCTGATTCGGAACTGCTAAAATAGGCGGCTGTGGCGGGGATGGGGCATTTGGACCGGCTCGTGGCTGTATACGACGTTGACCAATTTGTTCTTTAACTTCCGTTATCTGATGCTCATTAGATACATTAATAACTCTCGAATCTTCTTGGTCTTCTTCGTCTTCTTCTGATTTTTGATTTTGAGCTTCCTTGTATTCTTTTTGTAATTCATCAATGTAAGCATATATTTTATTCGTTCGATCTGCAATAAGTTTCAATAGCATATCTTGATTATATACAAGCTTTGTTAATGTTTCTACTTTGGTTTCCAATGCAAGCAAAATATCTGATGCTTTACGCGGTTCAGGCTCGCGAGCATATCCATCAGGATTAAATTGTTCTGTATTATTAGCCATCTATTACCTATCTATAAATATACCTACATTAATTCCAACGCGTTTCAATACTACTATATCATCAACTTTAACTTCTTCTTGAAAACTTTCGTTTTCACCATATAAAATTGCTCTTGCTGTCGCTTCAATAGATTCTAATGAACCGGTATCAATGATCTTACCAGCCACCATAAGTATATATTCACCAACTTTTGGCGTTCCGTTTTGTTTATCCAAAACATCTGGCTGTTCTTCTACCACTCGTTGTTGAGCTGGTCTGTTTGGCGCTTTTGATGGTGGGAAAACATAATCATTATTATCTATGACGTGCCCCGGCTCTACTTTAATTTCATCTCCATTATCATCATAAATAGCTCCATCAATGGAAGCATAATCTGTATCATTTTTTGAAGATTTTACGAACGGAACAACTTTTCTTTCCATTTTAACTGGTTTAATTCCAAGACGAATATGTTCTGGCTCATATGTAATATGACGCTCTTGGTTATTTTTACGATTCGGGTTTCGTATAAAATTATCGTTATCCGACATCTTCTGTCCTCTTTGCATCTCGTTCTTGACGACGTTTTTGTTTCTTAGCTTCTTTCTTTATCTTTTCTTTTTCGTATTCGCCGGAGGCAATTTTTTCGGCTTTGATTTTTTCTTCATATAAACGCTGCATGGTTTCTGCGTGCTTACGGCGTTTTTTTACGCTTGGTTTCTCATAACCTTGTTTTTCCTTATAGACTGCGAGCACGCCGTCAGCCTGCACAAGCGAACGGAATAATTTAAATGCTCTATCAAAATTATTTCCATGTATCTTAATCTCCAACGGAGAAAAATACGACCAGTCCATTTCTGGTGAGGTTTCTTTTTTTAATGTTGATGTTTCTTTTTTTGAGTATTTTTTATTTATTTTCTTCATTCATATACACGCGCGTGCGTGCTCCTTAGTTGTTATATAACACGTTAAATTAAAATCGCAAACTTTTCGTATTGTTCTTCGGTGAGCAAAATATATCCTTCTTCAACCAGTTTTTGATCTACATACTGCTTTGCCTCTTCTGCTGTATCAAAAACTATACCACCGAATATACTGTTTTCGGTAGATCCATCCATTCTACAATATGCAATATACCATTTATTATTTGTATAAGTATTATAAAATATTTGTGCAGTAGATCCTTTTAGACCAATACGATACCTATAATATGATGTTCCATACCGATCATGTATTTCTCTGTATGGTGTTAAACATTTCATCATGCTACCATCTTTATATTCTCAATAGTTCTGCACGCAGCATTTGTGCAAACATTAAACTTCCCAAACTTTCCCTCTCGCTCAACCATATTTTGATTACATTTTTTACACAAAACTTTATCACCTAATTTATTATGATATGCTGTTGCTAATTCTTTACTAAATACATCATAAAACTTATGAAGCAGCTCAGTATGAGTTATTTTACCTTGTGCTATTTTGTCTAACTCTTCTTCTATTTTAGCAGTAAAATTATAATCCATAAATGTAAATAATCCTGAAAGACAATTTGTTATGCTTTTACCTAACTCTGTTGGCTTATATGTATTATTGGTTTTCTCTACATAATGTCTATTAGATATTTTCTTTATAATTTCAGCGAATGTTGCTGGACGACCAATTTGTTTATTCTCTAATTCTTTCAACAATGATGCGTCATTATATCTTGGTGGTGGTTGTGTGAACTTTTGATCTGCTTTTATTGATTTATCATCTAATAATAGCTCTTGTTTTTCTACCAGATTTGGTATCTCAATTCTACCCATTTCAACATCACCGAATATTTGTAAGAATCCTTTATCTGCTAACGCCTTACCTGATGACTTGAAAACAACCTTGTTGTCATTTTTATTTACGATTTTTACATTTAACGTGTTCCATATTGCTGGCGTCATTTGACTTGCAACGAAGTATTTAAAAATTATATCATATACCTCTTTATCATCACCGGCTATATAACCTCCATCTGTATTAGAAAATACATTTGTAGGTCTAATACATTCGTGCGCTCCTTGGGCTGTGTCTTTTGCAGCATACACATTTTTCGTTTTGGGAAGATCATACCCGTTATCTTTGATCCATTTCCTAACTGGTTCTATCGCCTCTTCTGCTATTGCTGTCGAATCCGTTCTTAAATATGTTATATAACCTGACTCGTATAGGTTTTGAGCTGCCTTCATTGTTCGATCTGGCTCGAAGCCATATTGTTTTGCCATAACTTGCTGTAATGATGCTGTTATTAATGGTGCCGGCGATCTTTCTTTAACTTGTTTGGAAACAACCTTTGCAACAACGAAGTGTTTGTTTTCTCGTATAAAAGAAACTAATTTATCTGATTGTTCTTTATTTTTAATTTTACCATCATATTTTGATGAAAATACTTCTCGTGATTGTGTTTGTAATTTAACACCACAAGTCCAATATTCCTCTGGCTTAAATATTTCGATCTCGGCTTCTCGATCTGATATAAGTCTTGTTGCTACACTCTGAACTCTACCAGCCGAAAGATTATTACCATATGCAGTTATTAGATACGGTGAAACTGTAAATCCGACTATTCGATCCAGTAGTCTTCGTCCTTCCTGAGAATGAACCGCATTCATATCTATATCGTGCTTATTTTCAATACCAGTCTTAATACCAGATTTAGTTATCTCACTAAATATAACTCGAAACATTGGTTTCTTTGTCGATTTGAGTATCTGTGCTAAATCAAAACTAATACGCTCTCCTTCACGATCTTGATCTGTTGCGAGCAATATTTCATCAACATTTACTGATGCATCAATTATTTTATCTATTGCTTCTAATTTATCTTTGAGTAGAATATAATGTGGTTTAAAATTGTCTTGTATATCGATGCCGATACCGTTTTTACCACCTTTGGCTAAGTCTTTCACATGACCCACGCTTGCAACAACTATATAATCATCTCCAAGACATTCTGATATCTTCTTTATTTTGTTTGGCGACTCAACTATTACTAATGTTTTCATATCAATAACATATATTTCTCGCATTGTTCCTGCGTTAATAACACATACCCACATTCGATCAATTTACAATCCATTTTTTCTTTTAACTCTTCTATTCTGTTTGGAAGATCATAAATCCATATTGGCTCACATTTACCATCCATATCTTGATATTCCCAGCCATATAATCCGGTTATTTTAGAACGAGCAATGCGCGCTATTGGCACGCAACTACTATCATTAAATAGATGACGACCTATTGAATAATTTTCCTCAGTAGCCCAGTACATTTTTGATTTACGATATGGTGTTAGACATTTTCTATTCATAATATTGCATATTATTAATGATTAACCTATCTTCCTTCTTCGAAGAAAGACTTGAAAATCTTTATTGTGATCCCACAACACGAGCATACATTACCGGGATTTTTACAAAATATAAAACTGCTACCGATGACCTATCTTGCTCGGGTTCTATATTACTAACTTACGCCGAAGCAAAAAACCAGCAATCGTTCCAAAAACTAAATAATATCGCAGACTGGCTTTTTTGGACAGAAACGGTATGTCCTGAGTTTCTGAATGACGCATCAAAAGATTATTATTATACTATTGGGCAACTGAGTTATTATTCTTGTTATAAATTAACTAACAAAAAATGGCTTGTTTTCGAACGATTGTCAGACGAGTTCATTGAACTCACTAATGAAACTCGAAAATTAATAAAATTAAATCAACAACAAAATCTTATCTAATTCTTCGTTTGTTGTTAGCGGATCCAATACTCTTTTGATCCAAAACGCCGGGCGTGTTAGATTTTCAGCTAAATTGAATGCCGTTTCGCCAATCCATTCCGATGAATAAATAAAATACCCACCGTAATAATAAGAACATTCTATTTTACCATCGTTATAATCTAATAAATAACCACATTTACAGTCTACATCTACACCATCGCTTGTAAGTGTTTTATGCATTGGCGTTGAGCAACGTGGGCAATTTTCAATAAAAATAGTTTTCATAATAATCTTCTTTTAGCATTTACTCTACCACATCATAATTATAATTATATATTCTTGTTTTGTTCTTATTAACCGCTGACATAGCCATACTATTCAATTCTAACGAGATCAGTTTACTTGGCGATGTTCCACCAAGCATCATATATCTTGGATGAATAAATGGCTCTTTTCCTTGTGGATTAGAACTACATACAAACACATACGGATCAATAAACTCTATTGGTGTTTTATTACGAATAGCATTTTTTACATACCGTCCGCTTGTAGTATCGAAACAAAAATTATCTAATCTATTTTCTCTTATTGGCTGTTTAACATTAAAACCAGAATTGAATAAACAATACTGATCTTCTAATATATAGAAGTGATCTGTTTCTTGTAAGAACTGTATATGGCTTTTTGGAATTAAGTCTTTAAGACGATTAAATCCTATTGAATACTCCGAAGCATTCGACTCCATTTTTTTTAAATAGCCTGCGATTGTCGAACGACCATTGTTTTCCATCCAATAATTGAAGTCTTTTTCACCAGCAAGTATTGCAGACAACATCATTTGATCGTGAGCGCCACGTAGAAAAACAACTTCGTTGGGATATTCTTGTTTTATCCTAATAAGGATTTCAATTACATCGCAACCATTTTCATCAATATCAATGTAATTACCTAAAAATATAACAACATCCTTTTGATCCTCAGAAAATCTTAATGGGAATATTCTATTAAGTAATACTTCCAATGAAGAAGCGTTTCCAAAAATATCAGATATTACATAATTACACGAATACGATGGGCGCCAAGCACGAGCCATATTATTTCCTATTAATCACGATCCGTATTAACTTGCAGATTATCTATATCTACTGAATATTTATCTATTTCTTTTTGATTTATTGTATTAACTTTCTTTAAATAATATAGAACCATTTCGTATCGTGCTTTTCCAATACACGAATCCCGACGCAATTCATCGCAACAATCGTGTGCTAATTGTTCTAATTCTTTATCTGTCATCATTTTTGCCTCGTTAAATTAAATGTAAAATTACTATACCGATCGAGTATCTCATCTGCTGTTGTATATGCAACTTGCAATCTTAAAAAATCATTATTGTAATTTCTGATTATACAATCTCCACTTCCAACAAGATCTTCCGCGCCCACCGTATCAAGTATAACTTTACTATCGATATGCGATGCTGTTTGGAATGCTATTCGAGATGAAAGATTAGCTTTGATCGCACCACTTACAATATCAACACTTGGTCTTTGAGTGGCAGCGACAATGTAAATACCAGCAGAACGACATTTTTGAGCCAGCCTACACAACGATTTACTGAAAACTTTTTCCTCATCACTCAAAACTATATCTGCCATCTCATCAATAATTAAAATTATATTATTAAATTGCATATCTAATCCAAAACTACTCATCTCATATCTACATATCATTTCCTTGTTTAGATATTCAATCATATCTATGGCTTCTTTGTAATCATTGGCAACTTTTACATTACCAAAAATCTTATAAGGCTCAAACTCTATTCGCTTTGTATCTATAACAAAAATATCTGTATTTAATAACCTCAGTGCATTCGCCATAATTAGACTCAAAAATACTGATTTACCGCTTCCTGTTGCCCCGCCCACAAGGGTATGAGGATGCCTACTAAGATCTGTAAAAACCTCTTTACCATAAATACTTGAACCTAAATACATCGGGACATTATAATCTTTCGGCATAGCAAGATTGTCCATTTTATCAAAAAACGATATTTTATGTGGCGCCTCTTCTACCGCCTCTAACCGAACAACCCCTTCTTCCGGTATAACTCTAATTACTGGAACTGATTTTAGTTTTAATGCGAGCGCGATTTCTGATACATATTTTTCAATATGTTGAACACGAGTTAACGGTTCCAATAACATATCATATAGCGCTATGTTCCTTATTTTTGTATAACGAACACATTCTGCTTTTATTTTGAATGACTTTAATATATTGTTTAGCGTATTTATTTCTACCATAGACACAATTTAGTGCTGGTAGGCTTTGATGCCAAGGGTCAGAAAATTAATCCAGTTTTTAGCATAAGGATCTTCATTTCCGCCTCTTTGCTTAATTCAAGACTTATTCCGTCCCCTACGCTAATTCCTTCAGTTTTACACACCCCGTATGGAAGTTCAAGCACAAGATCGCTTATCTCTCTTCCGCCAATAATATTGGTTGACCCTGCCTCACCTTTCCATATCGATGCAATTTTGTTTTTTAGACAAAAAACTATATCTAAATCTGCCTTCACATTTTTCATCCAATATTGATTATAATGAGGATGCGCGTAAGGAAACACCATCGCAGGAAGTGGCGGAGCTCTATACATTAATCCTTTTTGTTGCTCATCATAACCTATTGCAACCAATACTGGGAACTTCTTATTTTTTATTTTTATATAATCCATTACATCATACCCTGTAAAAGATCACGACGCACGCGACGCCTCAACGCAACATTAAGATCTTTATCACTTTCATGCGCTTCACCTGAAAACTTCTCTTTATACAAGATACTTAGAACTGCAACAACATCGGAAACATCAATAATTTGATTTTTAATTTCTCCAAGTGATTTGCTTACCTCTTCAACTGCAAGATCTTTTTGCAAAACATCCATCAATCTCTTGTCTGTTTTCTTCATATTGACCGCCATATCAGCAGCCTGTAATCTTGGAGCCGCTGTCTCATCATAAGGCTTAGCTTTAACTAATTGTCTTCGTAAGAATCTTGTTAAGGCGTTATGGGAAACTTTTACCATATTATCATTAATAATGTCCGCTTTTTTATTCTTAATAAGTTGCATTAAATTATTAAATTCTTCTCTTATTTGTTTCATCCATAAATCTTTTCTACCATTATCATCATCATTTTCATATGAATTAATCATATGAGCTATTTCTTTAAGATCTTTTGGTTCTAACAATCCTTTATTATTAATCTTGTTTACATTAAATTTTACCTGCTCTAAATATGTTGAATTCGGATCATCGCTATTACCGCTGCTCTCATCAAGATTTATTACTTCTGGTTTTTGCTGTTTTGGTTTTTGTTGTTTTGGTGGTGCGCCGACTGTTTTTTCGACTAAGGAATTTTCTACATTTTCTAATAATTTTAATTCTCTATGTTTTTCTTGAATTTTATCATATAATGATTTTTTATTGTGTGGGTTTTGCTCTGCCTGATACTGCTGAACTAATTTATTTAGTTCCATTTTAATGGATTTAATATCTATTTTCGTATCATCTACTGTTGGCACGGCAACGCCTTCTTTTTTAGCAGTAGTTGCCAGCAATTTTGATACATTTAAAAATTGCTTTTCTAATGCAAGATATGTATTCTTCATATTTTGAAACTTATTCATCATTCCGGGAATACTGTTTTTATTAAGTTTCAGTATATCATTCTCAAAATCTAATATATCATAAAACAATTTAGCAGATAGACTAAGCATTCCAAGTCTCTCACGATTATATTCTTTTCGTGAAAAGACGGAAGTCAAGTATTGCCAAAATCTTGTTAGACGATTTGACGCAAGTTTTTCAATCTCAGTATTAAATGAACTAAGGCTCGCCAACGGATTTGCTTCTGGCGCTGCTGGTGCTTCTGCTGGCGCAGGGGCTTGCACATTTTGTTGTGGAACTTTTGGTTTCTTTGGCTGGCGTTTTCTACGAGTGGCAGAATAATTTTGTTGTG